AACTTCTGGAGCAGCCGCTGGAGCAACTTCTGGAGCAGCCGCTGGAGCAACTTCTGGAGCAGCCGCTGGAGCAACTTCTGGAGCAGCCGCTGGAGCAACTTCTGGAGCAACTTCTGGAGCAGCCTCTGGAGCCTCCACTTCAGGTTCTTCTACCTCTATATCTTCTTCTCCGGTAATTTCTCCCGTCTCTATAGACGGCGCAGAAGCAGTTGGCGGCATACCACCGGGAACCTCGCCTCCTTGACTACCTTGTAGTTTTCCAATTATTTTTTCTAGCCTATTTGCAACATAGTTATCACATTCTATTTGTTTCGCAATTGCTTCACTTAATTCTGGAAGATACGAAGCAACTCCCTGACCGTCAAGCATCATATCTGCTTTAGTTAGTACTCTAACATTTGTTCTATTACGGGCATTTTGTAATAATGGATTTATTAAATTAACAACATCTTCTATATTAGAGTTGGAAAAGGGGTTATCTCCTCCAATTGGGTCAGCAACATCCATTTCATCAGCAACGGGTTCTTCAATATCTAAATCATCCTCATTAGCTTCCGGCAGATCATCCTCCTCAACATCTAAATCATCTCCCCCTGGAACTTCCGGTGGGGCTTCCGGTGGAGGCGCAATATCTTCATCTCCCTCAGGAGTATCTTCCGGCATTGCCATTTCGCCTTCTGGGGCCGCAGAATCTAATCCCAAATCAAGATTTTCATTCAAACCAGTATCATTACCACCCATTCCCATATCATCACCACCCTCATCCATTCCCATTCCCTGATCACTACTACCGCCCTCTAAAGCATCCTCAATGCGCTTAGCTAAATTTCCAATAGGCGCAGCAACTTTTCTCAGCTCAATGGCTCCTTCTTCAAAATTATTATTTTCAAATATATTAGCCGCTCTAATAACACGATCATTAATCGACTCAGCCACACGCAACTGTTGAATTTCCCCCTTGAGCCTAGTTATTGTATTATATAGATAAGTCCACTGCGAACCATCAAGTACCTGACTAAAATGACGAAGTAACTTGTCAGCGGAATCTAATCTGCTAACTAGTTTAACTTTGTAATCTTGTAAAGAAACCTCTGCCTTTGGAGCAACAGCTTCGGGGATTTCCGGCTCAGCCATTTCTGGTTCTGAAACCATTATTGGATCTTCTGCATCTTGTATCTTTCCAAAAAAATCTTCATCAAGCACATAATCTAAGTGATCATTTGCCTGTTTATCAAATCCATATTTCATGTGATTATTGTCCTCATAGTATTTCATCCATTGAATAAAATCATATTTTTCTGTTTCATTCCATGCGTTTGTTAATGTGCCAAAAGCTTCTATTTTATCCTCAGCACTATTAATTTGGGCCATTGTGCTAATCCATTTATTAATGTCTACATTATTTTGATTATATAATCTATAAACACCCATAGTATTTGGATATGCTTTCTTTACATTTAAACAACTCGCTACAGCATTTTTTATATCTTCTATGCCAATATTTTCCTTGTCTTTTAATACTAAAAAGACCTCATTAGCAAGGCCGGGTCTTCTTTCAGTATTGAATTCGTCCAAAATGTCATTTAAAAATCTTCTTATATAAAAAAGAAGGGTCTTCTCTTTTTTGTTAGAAACACCCGCATTTTTCATATTTTTTATATCTTTATTTACTAAGTCCCATAATCCGGGAGTCATACCATAATCGGAAATATTATCTAAAACATTTTGAACATAATTAGTCATTAACAATCTCCATATCAACATACTCATCTAACATCTCATGAGCGCTATTGCTAATACTTTTAATACTGGTAGTTTTTTTCTTTCTAAAAATAGTATTGTTAAGTTTTTTATTTAGATTTTCTAAAAACTTTATTTTAAGATCTGGCGTTATCTCATCTAATGTCTCTAAAATTGCCTCTCTAATTAAGATTGCCTGATCTTGAACAACCGTGATATTAACATCAGTTTGTATAGTTTTATCGGCAATTTTTTCTACATACTTTCCCCATTTTTCAAGAACAGATAGTTGTTTCTCCATATAGCCCAAAAAATTCTCTTCTCGTTTTTGAGATAATTTTCCTTCAGTAGCAAGATTAAAAAGAGTTTCCATTCGAGAGTTAATAATTACTTCAAGATTTTTCAAAGTTCTTCTAATGTCAATGTGCTCTTCCTTAGCACTTTCTATAACTTCCTTATAAGAAGGAAGATTTCTTATCTTCTTATCAATTTGAATTTCTTCTTTCTTTTGCAACTTTTCTTTCGTTTCTTTTTTTATAAGAGCCAATGCCTCAGCATCTAAGTCCATATATTCTTTTCTAAAAGCTTGAAGTGTCATAAAAGTAATAGTTTTACTCTTATCGCCCGAATATTTTTCTTCTAAAACATTAGAGACCGATCTGACACCATCTCCGCGAGCCAACAACTTAATTATAAGATTTCTATCAGGATGAAGTAATATCTTTTCAAATTTCTTTTTGCCAGGCTTAATCTTCGACATTATGTCACCTATACAATGGGATTCATTAAGTTTTCCCTAGAATCAAAAATTCTTGATGGGGCCGCAAAATAATCGCTTGATTCTGGAGTTTGATGAGCGACACTGCCACCGGGGATATTCTCTCCCTTATAGTTTGTATAACCAGTCTCGTAATTATAAATTTTCTTATCTAAAGAACACTGATACACTCTTTCACCAATCCTAGAAGTCTGAACACCATGATGATCTGGGCAATACCTTGTGTTTAAATGAGATCCGCTCTCTCCAAACCCCTTGACACTATGTTCATCATTTCTCTTTCTTTTTTCCTGCTTCTTATCTGGCGATTCTGTATTATATACAGCCTTGGAATGATCTAGCCTATTAAATTGACCTATTGGGCCATATCGTCCAGCATCTTCCTCATTAGCTATAATTACCAACACCCTATCTAATACGTCACTTGCTGTTTGATTAATATCATCTAAGTAGTCGGCACATTTTGCTAATGCAATTGGAGCACTATCAGAATTTTTTACTAAATCCGTATTTTTTTGAATATCTGATAAAATTACAGAAGCATAATCAATAAGGCTAGCATAAGATGTTAATCCAACCTTGTCTAAATGATCAGCATAATTAATAAGATATTGTAATGTACCTATTTTATTCATACCATTTTCTCCAATATTATAATTTATTTCTCTTCGCTAAGTAAAACTCTTGCACTTGAAAACATAGCTCCCTCTGTCTCTTGTGCTTGACGAGAAAAATATGTTTTCTTTAAGCAGCAATTTCCACCATCATCTTGTACAACGTCATGTAAAGGAACATTGTGATGACCACAATACTTATAAATCGAGTTGGGGCTTTTTACTTGCCTTTGGCAACTAGATTTTACCTCTGTGGTGCTAGCATTCTTAAGAATTGAATTAAAATCAGTTACTAAGTTTTTATATGTAACAGCATCAAATCTTTCTGAAGCCGCTGCTAAAATTTCATCACAAGTGGTGAAGTTCTTATCAAGGGCAGATTTCACTAGTAAATCCCGCAACTTAGAAATATCAATATCTAAAAGTTGACTATCTCTGTTTATATATGTATCGCGATTAGCATTTTTAGATATAAAAATTTTGAGAGTTTCTTCATCAAAATCAAACACTTGATCGCTCTGAGCAAAAACTGCAGGCATTAATGGCCTATCTTGCTTCATCTCAATAGGAACCTCAATACTAGTTTTGCCATTGGGGGTATTTATAATAGCCTCACAAATAAAACCATCTGAAGTGGGAGCAGCAATTTTTATCTGGGTTCCAGAAAATCCCATCGAGTTAATCTCTGCGGCTAACATATTTTTTGCTGCTCTTACAGACACCAAAGGAAAATCTAAAGCAGTCTCAACCATTTTCTCTTCTATATCATTAGCAAGCACTTTTAGTGGCTCAGGAACATTTATTTTAGGCATTTCTACAGTTCCAAGAGGTTTTTCTTCTGGAATTGTTCCCAATAGTGACGGAGCACATAGAGGCATTGTCTTATCAGTAGGGATTTTCCCCGCTATCTTATTAAACTCGCTTTCGGGCATTGTTTTTTTGGCTTGGGCAGTTAATATATTAAGAGAATGTAGAATAGCATGAACGGGTGGCAGATTTGTTCTAAAATTGGCTGATTCTACAATATGAGTCTGTATATTTTCAGGCGTTAATTCCATGAATTGATCACCAGCAACAAATACAGAAGGTAAGTTTTGACTCTTTGCCTCACAAGGAATATATACTCTAACAGCGCCTCGGTTTGTGTCTAAATCTGAAGAAAAAACAAGAAATTGTGAATTTCCTCCAGCAAACTTAGTGCGTGTCTGCTTATATCCAAGCATTGATAGCTCAGAATCAACCCTATGTTTGGCAGAAGCAATCTTGTCTCTATCATATTTATCCTCAGATTGCTCAAATAAAATCTTTAATTCATTATCTACACCACCTAACACATCAATAGATGAATCTTCAGTATCTCTATTCTTAGAAATAAACTCCGGATCTGTTGTGGAAGTCTTTTCAATTTGCGTATTGAGCAAATCTCCCAATGCTTCTCTAAACTGTGTATTAGATCCTAATCCTACAAGATTGTTATAAATCTCATTAATTTCTCCTTGAGATATTACTCTGCTAGGATTAATACTTGCCATTCGCTCAACTACACCTGCCACGGCGCGAATAACAGTATCTCTAGGATATTGATTAACTGCTTGCCTCATTCTATTATCTACTCGTGAGATAATATATTCATTGCCTCGTTCCAAGTCCTTTAGAACTCTTTCTGCCTCACTTTTAATGTTAGTGATATTACTCATGTCTTTTCCTCCAAAAGAATTATCTTACTTATTCAAAATTATTAATATATTATTTAAAAATTTATATTACCGGGCATCTCCAAACCTCAAATCAGTCTGCCTCGGCACTTAAATCATTTTCTTCAGCCATTCTAGATTCTACCTTATCCAAGCATTCTTTAAGATATTCAAGATTAGTCTCAATAATAGCATCTGCTCCAGATCTCGTATTTTCATCTTCCTTAGCTCTATTTAACTCAAAAATTCTACCTTCAAGTGCAATTTTCAATGATTGTAGGTCTTTGGCACTAAGATCTTTTAGATCACTTTCTTTCAGAAGCTCAAGGTTATCTATTCTTTTTCTGATGTCATTTACCTTGGCCTTATTCTCTTTTATCTGAATATTTGCTTTTTTTTACATCAAGTCTACTAAATGCTTTTTTCCACTGAATATCATCTGCTAAATCCCATTTTGAATCATCTATTGGCTCTGGCTCATCTACTGGACCATCAAAATGAAATTCTTTTGGTCCTGCCGAAGGTTTTTTTCCTTTATAGCTATGAGGGAGCTTTACAGGAGTTTTTACAGGAGTTTTTACAGGGGTTTTATAAACTAAATAGCGTTTGAAAAATCTCACTATTTTATTATATTTTTCATCTACATCTTTGAAAAAACTCATGAAATAGGAACTGTGACTGTTCAATAATGTTTTGCTTTTAATTTGACTATGTATGTTAGAAACTTTTTTCATCAATTCTTTGAATAATTCGACATCCCACTTCTTCTCTACAACTGTAAGAAGATTTAAAATTTGTTGAAAATCAAAAGAACTTAAGACAATTGGTGGCCTAAATGGCCTAAATGTATAACTTAATTCTCCATTTTGATCCTTGGTTGGATGGGTCATTTTTGCATATTCTTGAGCTTCTTTTCCCCAATCACTTATCAAATTTCTCAATTTAATATTAGTGGCCTTTTTGCTTAATTGAGGCTGCTGAAATGCTTCTTTATATTGATCCTCTTTAAAACCTGGTAGTTCTTTTTTCCACTCCCACCAATCAGTTTCTTCATTAAAATGTACCATCGCAGGAGACCATATTTCTCCATCGCTATCACCTTCAGTTGAAAGTTTAACGGCCATATCTTTTTTCAATTCAAATGGCGCTTGCCCCTCATCTCTCATATAATCAAGAAATTTATCTTTTAATTCTTTTGTAATAATATCTATACCGCCCGGTCTATTGCTATCTCCTATAAAGGAAAATTCATCTTCGTCTAGCGAGTCAATATCTATTTTAATTTCTTTTTCAATCGGCGTAGGCTCTTCGCCCCAGTCAATCTCTTCTGACTCAGGCTCTTCGCCCCAATCAGTTTCTTCTTGTTTTAACCATTTCGGACCACCTTGCTTCTTTAGCTCAAGTCTACGAAACGCTTCTTTATATTGGTCTTCGGCATCTAATATTTTTTTATCTAAACCACCAAGATCCTTTAATTCATAAGCTTTCTCCAGAATCTCATCTAGGTAATCTCTCTTTTCTTGGATATAGCCGCGTATCTTTTTAATTTGCTCTAAGGGAACTAAGTCTTCATGATAGTCCCACGACCAATCTTCAAAATAGCCCATTATCATAGTTTTTAAATATCGATCTTCTCTATCTAGATCTCCAAAAACATCACGAAAATTTAATTCAGAAGGAGAACCCTCTCTGCCAGCCTTACCGTCATTAAATTGTCTAAGTAAAGCCGAAAACTCTTCCAATTTCTCATCTAAAAGATCCTGTCTTCTATCTAGCTCTTTCGATGCATTTTCTAATAAATCCATCAAATGGTCTTTTTCTTCTTCATCTAGAGTTTCTGATCCAGGAACTAATCCCATTCCCTGATCAGGCATAAGCCTAGTTGCCAGAGGAGCTTTTACTTTTGTTTTCTCAGTAACATCTAAAATAATTCCCGCCAATTCATAATCGGTTAATTCAGATAAATTATCAGACTCATCTAAATCTAATGGGAGACTGCGAACATTACTTTTGGGAGACATGACATCAATTTCTTTTTCAAAATGTGGCGGCTCAGTATAAGTTCCTTGCATCATTCTGCCTTCATAATCACTATCTTCTAATGATTCCTCTTTGCTGCCAAACTCTTCTTCAGGATCGGCAATCTTTGTTATCATAAGATCAGGAAAAACTTCACCCTTTTTTATTTCCTTTTTAAGTCTTCTATTTATTTTAATCAAAGTTACATAAAATTTCTGCCCCTGATTATAATAATATTTTAATCGTTCAGAAAGAAATTTACTCTTTTTTTCCTTTCGAACAATATTTTCTAATTTAGATAATTCACCATATATAATGTTATGATTTGCTTTCCAAATTTTCATTACTTGCCAAACATATTTACGCATGAATAATTGACCATCAGTTCCAGTACCTTTTACTTCAAGAATTTTGGCCATTTTTTGCATATTCTTAATTGCCTGTTGTAACCCATCAGAGTATTGTACTTTGTTTAGTGGACATTTGTCTTCTATATGACGAATATGGTCTGTATAAAGCCAAGCAGCACGATTTATGTCATCAATACAATCGTCAAAATCCATTAATATTTGCTGTTTTTTAGTTATTAAATCTGCTTGTTTTTTGAAATTAAGATTTTGAAAAGCTAATGACCATTGATCATCTGCAGAGGACGGCGCATTGCTAGGTTTTTTTTGTTTTTTTACAGTAGCAGTCGGAGCTTTTTTGTCTGAAATAAAATCACTAATCTGCCGAGAAGCCCAATCTTTCGTTTTTTCAAAACCTCTCTGGGCCACTTCCTTTACTTTCTTAACTCTTACGGGATCTAATTCCATTTTTGGCTGATTCGTCATTAGCTTTTTATATGTTCCAATAAAATGCCATAATTCTTTTTCACTTGGCCTTTGTCTTCCTGAATATATTTTTAATCCATTTCTTTGAGAGGATGAGGTAAATTTACCAACAAAAGCATTCCAAGCATTTCTGCTATTTGGGCCCCACTTACCATCTATAGTGTCTCTGTAATATCCCAAATCACTTAATACTTTTTGTACATTAGAGACAGAAACATTATATTGTATTGATTGCGGAGTCTTGCGCCTTCTATTACCTTTTATTCCCGACCAAGGAATTAAACCATGTTCCCTTACTGGTACAGTTAACTTATGCCCAATAATTTTCTTCAACTTAGAATACGGAACATACCCTCCTGATGAAATTTGTGGGTCTCTGCGTTGTTTTTTTGTCCAAGTAATATTATCATGTGAAAGTACAGTCCCAGGTGCTAACTCTTGGGTAGTAACTAGATACTTAATATAATTTCCCCACTCGGGCACCCAACTGGAGTTCCCACTGGGAGCAGGATCATATTTTGACTTAAGTGTTTTCATTTTGGAACTACTCCCACGAATAGGAAAAATCTTTGCTGCTAGTTTGGGAGGAGCCTCAATATCTCTGTTACCATCAGACAACATAACTGACTGAATCTTAGCGCCTTTTCCATTGGGAAGTGCCTCTACATATAAAATAAAATTCCCATCTGGGTCATTATAGGTATAATATTCATGAGCTTGATGCTTAAACCATCCACTTATTGTAAGGCCCATGCTATCTTTTCTCTCCCAGAAATAAGGTATCCCGCTCAACTTAATTGCCGACGTAACTTCTTTTGCTTCTTTTTTTAAATTAAGATTTTGAAAAGCTAATGACCACTGATCATCTGCCGCAGCTACTGGTGTTTTTGCTCCAGCCGCTGGCTTTTTTGCTCCAGGCGTTGGTGTTTTTGCTCCAGGCGTTGGTGTTTTTGCTACAGCCGCTGGCTTTTTTGTTTGTCGTTTTTTTGCCCACTGACTAAGTTCCTCCATAGTCTGCCCTTTTAAAACCTTAAAGTTCTTAACAAACCACTGTAATGTTGCTGGGTTTGGCTTTGCTCTTCCAGAAATTGGCCTCATTCCATATTCTTCTGAGGCTGCGGGATTATTCTTTATAAAAGTATTCCACGCATTACGAGTTTTTGGGCCCCACTTGCTATCTAATTGCCGCCCACTAAAACCTAATAATTTCTGTACTCGGCCAACATTGGCATCTTTATACCAGTAATTTCTTCTTTTTCTTTGTTTTTGGGTTTTGCGCTTTACCCTCTGTAATGCCTCATCTGATTGCCTTCGGCCTTCTTCCACAAGTGATTCTACATCTTTCACAGCTCTTGTAACTTCTGAGTCAACAACATCATCCGTGGCAATATTCTGTTCACTTCTGTCCGTAATAGGAAATTTTTTCCTTGCTATATTTCCTGGAATAGACATAGCTATCATCTCTCCATTCTCTGATTTAATATCAGGACTCAATAAAGTAACATTACTATTATCTTGAGATAGGCGAACATATAAATATCCTTTTCTATCTTTTAGTGCATGAGTATATTTTGAAGATCCTTCTTCGCCAGAAAATGTAAACCAGCCCTCATGAGTAAGCCAATTTCCCATAGGGTTCCTTCTATAATCTCTTTCCCAAAAATAAGGAATTCCCTCAACGCGAATTTTTTGCGGTATCGCTCTAGCAAATTTCTGCATCGCCATAGCAGCTTTTTTTGATGGAAATTCTTGAATCTGCCCATAAGCTTTTTCCATATTTTGATAAAGAGACCTAACGGCAGTTAGTTTACCACCAATCTCTCCCCTGTAAATCATTTCTTGGGCACCAGGAAGAATATTCCATAATTTTTGATGATTGTTAAGTGATGCTTTTATATTTTTAAGCATTGCTGTAAGTGATGCCTTATTTTTTAACATATACGGCAATAATGAATATGCTTCTTTTAACCAGTTATTTACACTTTCAAGAAACTCTGTGCCGGCTGCAGCTTGCTTATTTAAAACTTCCCATTCTGCCTTAGTGCGAGTATCATCCAAATCAATAATACCAGCATTTTTTAGAGAAGCGATCTTATTTAAAGGCATCTCCATGGCAAGACTTTGTAAGAAACTAGAATCTTTTCTGCGAAGCTTTCCCAAAACAAAAGCGCGAAAGCTCTCGGACTCTTCGCGCCCTATTTTCATCTTATCCAAATTCATTCGGTGAACTGGTACATCAGACTTATATATAGTAAGATCTGACGCCTCTTTGTTTAATTGTACATCCCAGTCAGACTCAACTTTCAACTTCTCCTCTGATTCATCATCAGAAAAAGTCCTCATTAAATATTCCTGACCGTCATCTGCCTTTTGTACTTGCCAAAGTGTCTCAGGATCAGCGTCCTTAAGCCTAAAAAAGTCAAAGGCAACTCGTATCATCTTGTCTTCATTACCTTTTACTGGCTTCATGTTTTGATTTCCATCTAACTTATTAAGAATCTCTTTATAATCTATCGCAAAATTTTCTAGCATTTTTAATATACCTCTATCAATAAAATATTCAAGATAATGCTGGGTTATTGATAGGTTGAATGAAAAATCTGAGAAAATTTTCTTAAAGAGAGGAAATCTTTATATAATAAGGATCGCGATAGTAAAATCTAGACGGACTACCCCCGCGCCCATATCTTAATTATATAAAAAATAAAATTAATCAAATTTACAAGATCTAATGCTCTTTAATATAGATCCAATATTTTCATCTTTTTTACATAGCTTCTTTAACTTTTTAATGGCCCCACCATATCTTTTTTTTCCATTTGTGTAATCTATATTACCCTTTAAACACTTGTGTACTGATGTTTGATGTACTCCAAGCACTTCCGCTATTTCCATTTGAGTCTTACCTTCTAAAAACATATATACTACTTCTGCCTGTCTAGCAGTAAGCTCAGTTGAAATAAGTCTATATACTTCAACCAATAACTGTTTTTTTAATTCATCATGTTCTTCTGAATGAGAAGAAATATGTAAAAATCCCCCCAACCCCTCATTGTTAGAAAATTCACCTAACAATGAGGGATCTATGGGTATTTCTATAATTTTATACTGATACGAGTCTGATTTGTTTTTTTTTCCTGCCATTAAAATATCACCTCAATATTAATTTTTTTGGTCCATACTTGTCTAGAAATTCGTCTAAGTCTTTCGTATCAGAGCAAAAAGGATTTAAATGTGACATTTTTACACCATTAAGATTTTCAAATCTAGAAAGTATTTTTTGAGTATTTCTCTTGCCAGGCTCATCATTGTCCAACATTAAAATTATATTTTCAGTGTATCGCGACAATAAAGATAGTTGTCTTCTGGTTAAAAAAGAACTACATACTCCAACTACATTTTTGATATTATGTTGATGAGCCTTGATTACATCAAAATATCCTTCTACAACATATACTTTATCTTCTTTTAAAATGGTCTTTTTTGCTAAATCAAGACCAAAAAGATAATTTTTCTTTTGATAAGGTGTGTTCATATATTTAGATAATTTATTATTGGCCTCTATCAATCTACCTGCCAAAGCAACTGGTACACCAAAACCATCTCGTACAGGAAAAATTATTTCCCAAGTCTTAAATACGCTGTGAGAAGCATTCGTAATTATATTAATCTTTCTTAAAATTTGTGGATCTGCTACTTGAAACAATACACGTATGTCTTGTGGAAATAATCCTAAAGAAAATTCTTTAATAATCTCTATATCTAAATTTCTAGAATCTTGTAAATAGCTCAAACCCCTATTATCTTCTAAAAGAGATTTGTGGCAAAAATCTATAACTCTATTTATAGTTTTAGGACTATTCATCGCTCCCTTTCTCTATCATTGTTTTAGCCATATTGAAAAAAGTGTCAGATAGCTGTAATTCTTCATCGCATAAGCTACAAAATGGCTTATTTTCTTTAATATTAATATCACACTTCTTTTTACATGCACCACATTGTACTGACATTGCCTTAGACTCTGCTCGCATAATTTGGCCCTGACTATCCAAAATCTTCTTAAAAGTGTCTGTAATGCCTCCAATTTCTTGGCCACACTCCATACACATTACCTTATTGGTCTTTCTGTTCAATTTTGCTTCATTAGATTGTAAGCAACCTTTATTTGTACATGTTAATAACATCTATTCGTCCTCCTCGGATTCTATTTTTTGTCTATTCATTTCCTGAATTTTCTCAATTGTCTTCAGCAAATTATTTTGTAATTCCTCGTCTAACTCTAAAGCCTGAAGAAAATTATCTCTCCCCTTCCATTTCCTGTCATCATACTCATACATGACATTATTGGGTCTTTCTACTACATTATATTTAATTGCCAAAGCTCCTATCTCTAAATGCCTATTTACAATTCCATCAACATACTTAATATCAAACTCACATTCCTTATTTGGAGGAGCACACTTATTTTTCTCAACCTTAATCTTAACCTTGTGACCAACAGTTTCACCTGTCGCCTCATCTTTGATCAAATTATCTTTTTGTATTTGAGCCGCAAAATTAACCATGGTGGAACAGGCATGTTTCCATGCTCTTCCACCAGATGTTGTCTCAGGATCTCCATACATTTGACCAATATTAATATGAATGTGATTTGTAGAAATAAATAAAACATTAGCTTGTCCAACAAGAGGAGTTAGTCTTCTTAAAGCATCAGACAAAAATCGTGCCATTGGGGCCATATTCTGCTTACCAATTACAGAAGCTTCTTCAACTGGTGGAACAACTTGCGCTATACTATCAAGAACAATAACTCCACAATATTTCATTGGATTATTTTCATCATCATCCTTCTTAGCATCAATAATATTTTGTAATAGGCCAGGAACTGTAGTAATCTTTTTTGTAACCTTATTTTGCTTCGGAGTTCCACATAAGAAATTCCAAATTTTTGTGCCACTGCTTTCCTTAAATATCATCAGTCTACTTGTATCAACACCCAAGGATCTAAACCATCCTTCATCATAAGTATATTCAGCATCAATAAATAATGCCCAGTTTTTGGGATGCTTTTTCTGCCACTCCTTAATTACCATTATTGACTGAAAGGTCTTGCCACTGCTCTCTTTACCAGCAAATTGCACCATTCTTCCCCTTGGATATCCTCCAATTCCAAGAATGTCATCAACAACTAAACTTCCCGAAGATATTGGCTCAACGGGTTCAATCTTTTCATCATCACCAACAAATAATCCAAAGCCACCAAAAGTTTTATTTAGCTCTTTGAAAGAATCCATTAGTCCTATTGTATCAGGATTTTCCGCCATTTTCTCTCCTTATTTCTTTTAACAATTTTATTTGTTTTTCACTTAGATCTTTAGGCATATTTATATTTAATTTGACAAACATATGTCCCTTATTGCCATTTTCATCCACAAGGCCACTGCCTTTTATTCTCAATGTAGAACTTTGCTGCACAACTGGCTTCAACTTTATTTTCTTTATGCCAGATAGCGTTGGAATATTCAACGACTTGCCTAATAAAGCATCAAGCCACTCTATATCAGTAAACTGTGATAAATGTAATGGATTATCACTTCTTTTAAAGATAGGATGTTCTGCGTGTGCAATTGTAGCCATATAATTATCTTTTACCTGTATCATAGAGCCATGCTCAATGCCCTGTGGAATATTGACTTCTATCTTCTCCGAATTAGAAACTACCTGATTTCCTTGACACACATCGCACACAGCTAATACTTTTTTGCCTGTAGCTTTACAAAAACCACATTGTGACATTACCCTCATAACACTTTGTTGAAAATGAATACTACCCTTTCCATCACAATGAGAACAATCTTCTTCAGATAAATTATATCCAACACCATTACAAGAATTACAAGTGCTTCTTTTTACAACTTCAATATTCTTTTTAGTCCCGGACATAACCTCTTCTAGTGTAACATAAATAAATCCAATATTCTCTATGGCATTAGCAGACCTTCTTTTATTAAAAAAGTCATGTATATTGATATTCATAAATGGATTAAAACCCTGCCCCGGATTTGTAACATTGTTGGTTTTATTTGTTAGCTGCTCATATGCTTGATTTACTTTTTTAAACTTTTCTTCCGCGCCTTCTTCTTTATTTAAATCAGGATGCCACTTTCTTGCCTGTTCCTTAAATGCTTTTTTTATTTCACTCTCAGAGGCATCTTGGGCAACACCTAAGATTTTATATGGATTCATTCAATTAATCCTTTTTCTAGTACTGGCATTTTTCTTCTTATTCTCAATATTTTTCTTAATTCTATCAGCCAACTGTTTTGGTATCTTAATAGTTGGGCAAGAAATAATTCTAAACTTCGGGAGTACTATCTTCTGTTTCCTATTTATTACTGGCATAATTCTCCAATACATAAGCCCATGCTGTTGCGATTCCATCTGCCTGATCATAAGTCTGATCTGTCCATCCTGTTGTACGTTTTTTATAATATTTTAAATCACTATGTAAATATCTCTTTATAATATCGGGCATACCCATTTTGTCTATCTTTTCTTTTAAATTACAAGCGTTTTTAATAATTTTTCTAATAGTATTAACATTTAAAAAAGCGACATTTCCTACAGAATGATAAGCAGATAATGCAGCTGTTCTATTAAATGATGCTAAAGAAATAACTGTCGCTGCGCTAGAACGACCTTTCATAAACTTAATAATTTCTTCAATAGCAACTACTTTTGGCGAAAATTGTTCACAAAGAGATTTAATAATCTGATAAAGATAATCTAATCTCTCAAGAATAGAATATTTAGAAGAAGCTAAATTATAATAGCCATAGGCGATTAACTCTTCTGTCTTAGGATCTATAAGACCCCATCCTAAGACAGAAGAGCTACAATCTAATCCTAGAATACAATGATCTGGGATAACCTGTTTCAGAATTTTCTGAACACTTTTAGTCTTTATCTTCTTCAAGTTTTATTACCACGACTTCGATGATCTCATAGCTTTTTCAAAAGCATCTTGTGCATCTTGAACATCTGATTCTAATTCTTCGGCCATCGCTGATATTCCCAACCCATCTTCATCAAGTTCCTCTAGAACCGCTGCTGGTAATTTATTAGCACAGCGAACGACAGAAGTGAGAAATTCCTCTGGAGTATCAGAATCTGCAAAAGCTAATTCCAATATGTCTTTCTTTTCTTGTGTGGAGATTCTTTTCCTGTCCAATAATTCACTTGCCGCTCTTGTTTTAGAATCCCAGATCCCTCCAGAAAACTTATTCTTATTTAGATCTGACTGAGGAACCTCTTCGACTGATGCGGCAAAAAGCTTGGCTAATGTGTCAGTTGATGGTTCTTGATCTACAACATCCTGTGTAAGATTTCCCAAGAATTCTTCTTCTATGATTTCTTCATAATCTGTTAGATTCTTAAAAAGCAAAGCAACCTTCTTTTTTAGTAGTTCATTTTCTTCTTCTAATAGTTCTCCTAAAGCATCCCTCATAGAAATCCTAGTCTGACTATATTTTAATATAGCACCTACTATACCTCCCCACGCGGCTGTTACTTCATTTTTTTCCATTACTTTGTTTCACTCTCCTTTATTCTAGCATTTTCCTGTTCTAATACTACTACAAACATATCCTGCAAACGATAAAGGAATTCTGAACTTGTCATACCATCCTTAATTTCTACCTTACAGGCAGTTGTCTCTTCTTCGTCCGACCATGGACGATTTCCATCCAGTGTTAATACTAATTCACTCATTTCTTTCTCCTAATTTTTATCATTGCTATAATTAAACAAACCTTGCTGACCCATATTTATTATATTAGTTATTTGTTGGCTAACAATTCCCAAGTCTTTTTGATTTTTTTTCTCAAACTCAGAACACTTCTGAACTAAATTTGCCTCAGTAGCATGGCCACTCCTCGCGAGATCATCTTTATAAGCATCCCACGACCCATTAAATCTATTATCTCGCTGATTCACAATAGAATTAAAATTAATTCCATTTATATCAAATTCAGAAAACATTGAAATGTCTAATGAAACAAAGTCCATTTGTCTCTCAACCTCTTCTAAGTAATCTTCAATTGTAGAAATACATTTTTCCATATGATTATAATATTTTTTAGCATATTGGTTGCTAGGAATAATGATTTTAAGTCCAAATATCATTAAATTTCTATTTTCCGAAGAAAGCATTGGAGAGGTAAGACCTATTCCATGATTAAAACATAAATTCATTAAATTCCTTATAAGCTTGGAAGATTTTAAGTCGCCTTCAAATCGAATTACGGCGCTAACACTCATGGGTCCATCAAGCTCTGTCCAAATATTTGACTCAAAATTGATCATATATCCTCCATATTAAAAAAAAATATAGACAATGGTTGTGGCTTTTCTGATCTTCTGTAAAAAATCTCCACCCTATGCCTTACAGGGCTCACCATTGTCTATATTTTATTAGATCTTACTCATCTTCAAAATTGAAAGTATCCTCTCCATCATCTGAGTCATCTGCCGATGAACCTAGATTATCAAATCCTAGGTCCAGTAGCTTTTCCGTCAAAGCTTCTGGGGTTGGAGGCACTACCATCTTTGCCAGATTGAGGTTCTCCAGGAAGTTTGCCACCATTGTTTCCTCGCTCTTCGTAAGCTTCTTATGAGGCTTAGGATTTACGTTATAGAGTGGCTGTGAACCCTTTGGCCCACGAGTAACATCAATGTCATATGAGCTAGGATCACCCCAGTCATCATCCTCTACTAGACTTTTAATACCAGTCATAATTTGTGAGGAGATTTCCAAGATGCCACATTTGTTTTCCTGGCGAGAAATAACTCCCACATACCAACGATACTGAGCCTTAACGTCTAGATGCTGGCATACTGGACAATTCTTAGTTGTACATCTGAGTTTCTTGTTAGCTCCTGATGGATCTTTGGTCCAGTGAACAACGAATTGATAAGGCTTTGTGACGACTCTAAACTTATTTGACCCCTGTACGAGATTAATAAAGTCATTGCCACCGCTAGTTTTTACGTCGCCCCAGTTAGTCTCTCCATACTTATTTTCCATTTTAACTCCTTTTCTGTGCGCATTGCACTTTTTTGTTTATTAGTCGTTCCACGTTTGCTCTCCACAAGACATTTCATTTTGTTTTTGCCGTCTACGGCCACTAAAATTAGCAGCACCTTCATGGCCTCTTTTTAATATGTCCTTCATTAGATAATGTGCGCTGACCAAGCTCTGTTTCTTATTTTCCAGCCATTTCTTTATGGCTATAATCTTATTATATTGTCTACATGCCTCTAAATATTCAGGGTCTGCTTCGGCATATATTTTTTTCTCTGAAATATTTTTTGCCCCTTTCTCTGTCGCTCGTCCTAGAACTGCTTCTGAAAATATTTTCTTTTTATAATCCTCCTTTTCTTGAACAAGCCAGATGATCGTAGTATAAATTTCGTCACATCTGTCGGCACCTCTTAAAAATTGTACAGCTAAATCTTCTGCTGTATTCAGGTCAACATGACCGTCACTTGGTATTTTTTTGGCTAATTCCTGAACTTCACTTAAATCTACATTTTCTAAGCTGAATTGATCAGGAAATAACGCTTTCATAATATTAGGCATTATTCTCCTCCTTCATTCCTAAAAAGTCTTCCATCTTTCTTAATCTCTGATTTATCATTAAGTTTTGTAAAAAAAATATTAAACCCCACTGAATTTGCTTTCCGGGTGATGGCTTAATAATAGTTATAATTCCATCTTCGTCAACATCAAAAGTGCCCCTAAGTTGATCAGAAATGGACACACCATTATCACACAAATTTTGTGATAATTTCTGATAATAGCTATGTTCATCTTTGGTCATTTCAACAGGCAAATGATTAATAGGCACTATCATGTTCTACGGAAACTTCCCTCTGTTGATCCCTGTAAAGCCTGAGCGCCCTTTACTTTTCTTTTTAAACGCTCAGCTTCAATTATGGGATTTACATCACCAAAATCAACATTAGAAACTTCTGATGCCGGAATATTTGCGGGAATATCAGGGCTATTCATTTTTTGTCTAATTATGGGAGGTAAGTCGTCTTCTCCGAGATCAGTGGGTGACATTGAAGAACTTATTTTTTTATCTTTTCCCTGAAAGCTTATATTATACCTTTCCTTCATTGCTTCCTGCAAAGCTTCTCCTTTAAGATCATCTAATTCCTTATTCTTAATATCCTGATCTCTCTTTTCTTGAAGCTTCCTAATCTCTTCATCTGCATCAAGAACGTCCTGTTCACTCTCTTCTATAACTTCCACACTAGCTTCTGCAATTAATTCTTTTCTTGTCTTTGTAGCTACTTCACTAAATGAATTGCCAGAAATTCCCTGAATATCATATCTGGATATTAGCATCATTGATAGCTTATCAAGAGTTGCTGGCTTTAAAGTTATTGAGCTACCAACATATTTCACAATATCATCTTTTAGTGCTCTGGTTTCCTCATCGAGTATTTCCTTCCCGCAACCTGGACACTCATTCTGAGAAAGAGCAAATGTGAAAGCTTGAGGAATTTCTATTTTACAATTAAAACATTTCATGTGATACCTTCCTATTTTATACAAATATATATCTCTATTAATAATTGTCAAGAAATATTAGTATATTTTATCATTTAGCGTAAAATTTCTCAAAACTTTTTAAAACTAAATTGGTATCACCGCCCCATTTGCTAACTTCAGCAATTATTTTGACAGGCTCGCCCTCTACTATCATTTTCTTAGCAAGACGATAGTCTGTAGGCCAAACTGTAAGCTCAGTTTCATCACCAAATTGATCTGATACTTTATATTTGACCATCTTTCTGCCCTTCCACTTCCCTTCTTTCTTAATAATAAACTCTCTTAGCTCAGACTTGATAATAACTTCAAACAAGGCCGAATTTCTTTCTGGCATTCTTTTTATAGAGGCAACCGGAGTTGACATGCTTGAGAAGAAACCCGGATATAGTTCTCCCAAAGTCCCAGAAATAACTTCGGCTAAAACTTTTCTTTCACGAATTAGGAATTCTGAACGACTCCACTCTTCATCAGACAATTTAAGAGATAATTCCGAAAACTCCTTTAATGGGTTTTCTCCTTTCTTTATGCTCTTTCTCACAAAATTTGATACTTTAGTTCTTAATTTAGGTGCATTCTCAAAAATCTGCCTTCTGGAAAGGTCAAGGGAATCAAATGCGCCGCCACTCGCCAAAGCTTCCACCCTAGTTTTATTAACCAACCGCCCTTGCGTTTTTAAAAAGAATTCAACTAAAGACTCATAAGGCTGATTCTCTGTAATATCATTAATAGCCTTTTCTCCAAGACCCTTAATAGCAGAAAATCCCATAACTATTATTTTTTCATCTAATATTTCGTATCCACTACTACTCCTATTAATATCTGGGGGAAGATATTTAATTCCAAGTCTTTTACATTCTACCTTCGCAGAAGAAATTTCTTCCTCAGAAGTAATTGAATTTTTAACAGTTTCAATTTTCAACTTAGCTGCTAAAAAAGCTGCAGGAAAATGTCTTTTTAAATAAGCAGTATAGTATCCATTAATAGAATAAAAAATTGCATGAGACTTGTTAAAGCCATATCCTGAGAATTTCTGAACAACCGTTTTCCAAATTTCTAGGGCTAATTCATATTCCATTTCATGAGCGTCCATCGCCCCTTTAATAAAATCTATTTCAAGCTGTTCCGCTAACTCTGGGTTTTTTCCCTTCAATTTAGTATATTTTCTTAATCCATCTGCTTTATTAAGATCCCAACCAGCAACATCCTTGGCAACACTCATAAGTTGCTCTTCAAACAAACAAATACCATAGGTTTCTTCTAAACATTTTAAACTTGGATGAAGATATGTGACAGATTTTTTTCCATTGCGCCTATTAATAAATTCATCCCTTTCATCTTTAGAAGAAGGGCGACCTAAAGCATTGATAATCGCAATATCTAAAATTTTATCAGGTTTAATTCTTTTACATAATGATTGCATCATGCCAGATTTACCTAACTGAAATACACATTTTGTATTACCTTTTTGAATCATTTGATATGTTTCCGCATCATTAAGTGGAATATCTTCCATTGTCTTAGGCGCTCTTACACCTAACTTTCGGATGTTTTTAAAAGTTTCGTCAATAACATCAAGAGTGGAAATAGCCAAGAAGTCCATCTTTGCAAGACCAACCGCTTCACTTCTATTTTTTTCATATTGTGTAGCTGTCATTCCATTTTTATCTACACGCAATGGAGCAAAATTAATAATTGGCTCATTGGCAATAACCATTGCTGCAGCATGAGTGCTAAATTCTTTCTCTAAGCCAACAATTTCATTAGCATATTCCATCAATTTGGGATATGTATTGGCAAACTCTCTTAACCTTTGTGAATTGCTTAAGGCATCTTTTAAGGTTTTAATTGGCTTGCCCTTACCATCTTCTAATGGAATAGCATCTTTAATTTTTGCTGACACATTCCAATAATCAGGAATTTTCATAGAACGAGCTAAGTCGGGCACAACACTTTTAGCAGTATAAGTATTAATATTGGATACTTGAGCGCAGTGATCTTCTCCATATTTATCTCTTACATACTCTTGAACAATATCTCTACCTGCTGATGTAAAATCTGTATCAACATCAGGTAAATCTTTTTTCTGAGCATTTTGAAATCTCTCAAATAATAAACCATGTTCTAGTGGATCAACACCATGAATATCTAACAAATAAGCAATCATACAACCGCCCACTGAGCCTCTTCCAACTCCAACTAAAATTCCATTATTTTTTGCCCATTTAATATAATCTGAAACAACCAACATATAAGATGAAAAATTATTACTTTCTAAGACTGATATCTCATTTTTAACCCTATCCCATCTTTTCTTACGCTCACTCTTATTAAGCTGACCAAACTTTTGTTTAAAACTTTCTATACACTTGTATCTCATATAAGCAACATCTCTATCTAATTTATGAAAATTTTCGTTTTTCCACTCCATAAATTGAGAATAGTCTTTTTCAGACCGAACATCGAATTTGGGAAGTCGATGACCAACTGTTTCCATATAATCAGGTGGGTCACACATATTAGCAATTTCAACAGTTCCACTCATTGCCTTTGTTGCCACCTTGGGCCCATATTCATCTGATAAAAAATTAAATATTTCACTTGGCTCTTTAAAATAAAATTCTGAAATTCCATATCTATGTCGGCTTGGATCATCTAACGCTTTTTTATCATTAATAGCTAATAAAACATCATGATATTCTTCAGATGCTTTTGTTTTATAATGAACATCAATGCCGACCGTCAAAGGAATATTATATTTCTCATGTAATTCAATCAAGACCATGTTTAAAGCATCTTGATCAATTCGTTCATTTTTTAACTTATGAGGCTGAAGTTCTAAAAACAGTCTGCCTGGAAATATATTTCTCAATACATCTAACTTCTCTTCAGCGGCTTCATATCCCTCATTAAGAAAAGCTTGACTTACATATCCCGAAGCGCAAGCTGTAGTTGCAATAATACCTTCAGAATATTGCGCCAAGTCTTCCATGGAAAGTCGGGGCCAAACTCTACCAATGAATACCAAATGATTTTGAAATCCAATATGACAGAGTTTTAAAAGATTTTTCCAACCCGTTTCATTTTGTGCCAATAAAACAAGATGTTTGCGTTTTTCATAAATAGTTCTTTTTCTACCAGTCTCAGCTTGCTTTCCTTCATATGTATCTGTAACATAAGCTTCCATACCCGGTATATACTTAACACCAGTTTCCTTATACATATTAAAAGCATCTAAGCAAGATGATAGTGTTCCATGTTCTGTAATAGCAATAGCTTTTTGACCAGATTCTTTTGCTATTGTAAATAGATCTTTTACAGAAATCATGGCATCTAACATAGATCCTAGGCTTGTATGTGTGTGAAGATGGACAAAATCCATTAATTGCTCCTTTCTGAATCTATATAAGAATCTAATAAGGTTTCTAATCTATCAACGTCTTGTTGAGTAGTATCTTTTTTCATTGTTATAGTTAATACATGAGTATCCCCAATAGCATCTATTTGGAATTTTGGTCCATTTAATTTAAGTAAATTTGTGTTTTTAAAAGACCAAGCTTGCTTTCCAAATGATCCTAAATATTGAACTATATTATTGTTAATTTTAATGGGGAGGGAATAACTAAATGCTCTTGCGAACTTAATACATGTACTAACTCTCTGTTTAGAGAAGTTGGCCATTAAACATCTTGATCTGCTGGCGAAACTAATAAACCTAAATCACTTCCTGACGTAGAATGTATTTCAAAAGCTGTTAGAATATCGCCAAGAGTTAATACTCCCCCTCCAATATCATCCTTGTCAGCTATCAATGTTAATTTAACAGTATCTTGTTTTACTTGAAAATTATTTACTACGAACCCTCTTACTTCTTGTGCTTGACTCATTCTTTCTCCTTTGTAACTGCAGTTCCAACTAAATTATTTTTATGTGTTAAAAATAAACCATTATTTAAATCATTTTCTGGTGGCTGTTGTAAAATACCCGTTAGGCCCTCCCTGCCCTCGCCTGTTCCATCTGCTATAATATCCACCAAGTTTATTAGAGAATTTAACACAACCAGACCACTGGCAGTTTTAGTTTCCTCTAATTTCTTCACCAATAAATAATCTTTCTCAGGACTCACTTTCGTTAGTTCTATTGCTGACATTCTCATCTCCTTGTTGTTCTACTACTGTAGCATTTGACAATATAAAAGTCATAATTTTTCTATTTCTTAAATTGCCAATAAAATGCTCGTACATATTATTTTGTTTAATTTGCTTTAATAAAACTTGCCTTGTTGTATTGCGGCTTTGAGCTTCCATATCAAGAGAAGTATTTATTTCATCCTTGGTCAATGCCAAATTAGATTCCATATTATATATTCTATTTAAAATATATGCTGACTTAACTGTCTTTTCAGCCGCTTCTCTAAGTTCATTTCCCTTATTCTCTTCATTACTACAATAATTTTCACCACAATGATCTTCACAACCCTCTTCCTTATCATGTGTATGATCGTGATCACAGTGACAATCATGAGCCTCTTGATGACTATGATTATGATTGTGTTTCATGGATTGTATTTCAGCATCAACCAAACTCTTAGGCGGATTAAATGGATTTGCTTCTAACAACTTATCCATTACTTGGTTATTAAGAATTTCCCTTTTATTCTTTTCCAAAGAGTCAACTACCTGTTTTTGAGCAAACTCCATTACCTGTTCTTCAGTTGCCCCCAAAGATTTGGCTAATTCTTCCATACTTGGCTCTTTCCTAGACAAAACCTCTTTAATGCTTACAGAGACGACAACCTTTTCGCCAGGATTTTCTGGGAAATCTTCTGGCAGAACATAATCATAATCCCTAGTGTCTCCCGCCTTTGTTCCTACTAATTGAGAGCCAAAAATGGTTTTCTCCGTATCATAAACTGGAACTGTCTGATCTTCATCTTTCCCTAAATCTTTGTCTCCTAGCTTAAGGACATAATCACATTTAATAAATGAACCATCTTCAACTTCTTCACCTGTGGGCGTTAATGAAGCATGTTGTGATTTAAGATACTTAATATATTCTTGTATACTGTTTTCAACATTATATTTTGGCACTTCCAAACTCATACTTAAATATCCAACAGGATCTATTTCTGACATTCCTTCAAACTCTATCTGATACTCGAAACCTTCCTCTTCACTAGGGTAAACATTTATTCCCAAAAGTTTTGGTGTTCCCAAGGGCATAATTCTATTTTCCAAAACAGCCAACTTAAAACCCTCGTCCATCAACATTTGCATTGCGTTGGCAGAGATCTTTTCAGGACGAAGCCTTTTTAGCAACTTTAAGGGAACCTTACCTTGTCTAAATCCATTAATTTTAACAGATTTATTTACTATTTTTGCACTAGTTTCAATTGCACTTTTTACAAGTTCACCATCAAAAGTAACAGTGCTCTGGAACTTATCATTATCCAGCTCTTCAAGTGAAATCATATGATGTAATTCTGACATTTATACCTCACACTCTTATATCTATTTCTGTGTTTATTCTAGCCAACTTAACTTTCACATCTCTAAAATCCCAGAAGTCTTTATCCCTATGTGAGTTTTCTTCTTCTATGACCTTAGAAATTATATTAGCTAAAACATCCGATCTTATTCTTAACAAAGCTCGTATTGGAGCATGGGATGGATGTCCTGGCATCATTATCGCCGTTACTGAAACAACATCATTCGGCCTTAATTTGCCCCTTTGATTAATAATTATGTCCTGCCAAGTCATTGTCAAGACGTTTTCTGAAAAATTAATCGGAAAAAGTTCCTCATTCTGTACCTTATCTATGCTTAAAACTTTTGCCATTCTAATATTCCATTTATTGGATTTTAAATCAATTAAATTTGTATTATTTTTTATTCTATTATTTTCTTTTACTTCTACAACAAAGGTGTCAATAGGCCCAGAATTAAAATTGGGAGCCCGACAAAACCATTTTAAATCCTCTATGCTATCTATATTTTTAAACTTTCTTAATTCTTCTAGATTGTTCTCTATTACCTTTAACCACATGTCAAACATTGTTTTATGAATATCCATTCCCAAAATATCTGTTTTGTGAAAGAAATAATCAGGTGCATAGTTCCAATATTTCTTTATCCACATAATTTGAGAAATGTATAAATATCTTTTAAGACATTTATTAAAACTATTAGGCTCAATACGATCAAGTTTTATGATCAATTCTTCAATTAGAATATTAGATTTTTTAACCGCATCAATATTTTTATAAAAAACAGAATAGGTATTGTCCTTATTCACTATTATAACATTTTCAATTGGGATTTCTTTATATTTTCTATGATATTTTGTTGACGCTAAACTTTTCTGAGTAGAATCTTTTAGCTTAAACACGTCAAAACAATGTGGACATTTTAGATTTGTTTGCATTAATTCATCAGGCAAGGAGTCTTCTTCGATGCCATTTATAATTAATTGTGCATAATCAGTATCAATCCAAGACATTTTGATATCTAAGGCACTTATGGGGATGATTTTTTCACAACCGAGACATTCTACTCCGTCTTCTGTAAAAAAACTAAATGTTTTATGTTTATAATACTCATCACTGTTTTCTTCAAATACTAAGGAATTTATTATATCTTCACAGTGGGAACATTTATAAATACGCAAAAAAGGATTTACTAATTCCAAATACTCATCGTATTTACAAACAGGACATTTCATTATTCCTTTTTCAGATTTAATATATGCATAAGACTTAAGAATAATCTCTTTAAACACATATCTTCTTAATGAAGACCACATATAGGCACCTAATAAAATATCTGGCTTTCTCTCAATATATGTGTCTAAAACCTTTTCAATCTTATTACGAATTTCCCAATGTTGTCCAGACTCATTATTATCAAAATAACTTGGAAACTTTTTATAGTATCTGAAATAAACAGTCTTGCCAATTTTGGATGATAGAAATGAAACAATTTCTGCTTTTCTTGACTCTGTGATGGGATTGGATTTTATTTCTTCTTCTATTGCCGTTAAACTTTCCAATATTTATTTTACCATTCGTTAGGGTTAAAACATATGTCTTTATAATCACACCAGTTACATAATGGGCCAGATTTCATAATCCATTTTTGATCTGCTGTAATTTTATCACCATATTCTATAAGCTTTCTCTTACACTCATCTTTCTCATATTGCCCAACCTTATATGGTAATTCTCTATTAAGTCGTAACATCTTATATAGGGCATGAATGGTGCTTGTGTCACCGTCAATGTCGTTATATGTATCTAGAGCCAACCCATAAACATATAACTGAAAAGGCTCCATATATTTAGCATTTTTATTGGTCTTATAATCAACCAAATAATAAACACCATCTCTTACATCAATGCGGTCCATAATTCCATTTGCCATATATTTGTCAGTCAAGGCAAAACAAAATTTCCTCTCATTATATAGAATACCATTGACTGTATCAGTATCAAGATTATCAATATAATTCTTAATCATGGCTTGAGCATCCATTAATTGAGCTTTTGGTAAAATTATATTTTCTTTTTCTGCCAATATCTTTTTTCTTTCAGGAAATATTTTATTCATTAACTTTCTATAAATATGTATACATTTTCCTGTTTCATCAAAGCTTTTGCAAGAACTTCCATCTTCACTATCGCAAACTATATCTGATGTTGGCAGCGCAATATGAAATTTTTCTAAAATATCATGACAGAAAGTGCCTAAATGAAGATGTATCATTTCTTTTTTCGGCAACTTTTTGATGTAATTGTAATAGTATTTTCTAGGACATTGCTCATATGTTTTCACGCTTGATGGTGATAAATACAATTTGTTAGGATCTCTCTTTTCTCTTTTCATATTTTTCCTTTATAAACTACTTCGCTTGCCGTAAATCCACTTAAACACTAATGGATTGCCGGTCTGAGCAGACAAGCCAAAGTTTTGAGAATTAGTTACATCAAAACTTTGTCTACTTATGACCCATCTCAACTCATTACTATCCCAATATGGGAAATATGCTTCACCATTAATTTTATCATATATTGGTCTCAATAAACCTCCAGAAACATATGGCTCAGGGTTATACATAGATGCTCCATTATAATATCTTTTTAAATCCATTGTGCTTCCATAAGGTCTATTTATAATTAGAACAGATTGATCCGAATATCCATCTCTTCCATCAATTTGTACAAATAAAGAACGAGGATTGAAATTCACATTATTATTATTTGGGGAGCTTGGCGATTCTTCTACGGCAGAATATTGTCTTTCTAAAACATCTGGGTCAGGATACCCTATAGAAATTAAAGTCCCATCTCCTTCGCCACCAGGACCAGTTTTAGAAAATATTAGATCATAATCAACTAATTCTTTATCATGTGATCGGGCTGGTACTGTAGTAGAATTGCTAGAATCAAGCTCATACCCGTCAACAAATACATCTGTGGCCGTAAAACCATCAACTGTGATGCCAATCCCACTAGAATCTATTCTTCTTGGAGAGGTAAGCAAAACAGAATTGGTTGAATAGGTAACGTCAGAATAAGCTGTCAAAGCGCCACTTACAGCATAAACCCTCAATCTAATACTTATTTCACCAGGTAATTCAATTGGAGCAACATAAACAAAAGATGAAGTTGTCGGCACTGTTCCATCTAATGTATAAAATATTAAAGAAGGAGCACTAGTTGTAATACTAACAACTTGAGGAATTCCTGATATTAATTGTCGTGTCGAGCCAGTAAGCGTTATTGAAAGTACAGCCATTTAGTCACCTAACTAATGAAAGAAATCCTTCTTTTACTCTTCCATCATTATATTCTCTATATATTTGATGAGCAAGTCTCCTCATAAGCCTATGACCATTGAGAAATAATGCTCTTCGTGATTTATCTTTTCGCGAAAATTCTAGCAGCGTATCGGAAAGTGATAATACATAACTATCAACATCTACAGATACGTTCTTTTTTTTCATAAAATCAGAAAGAAGCTTGCTATAAGCTTTGTCATAACTAAACTTCTGAATTACATCTAAAACATTTTCTAAATCTTTCTTTGCTTGATCTTTGTTCATTTATACCTTTCTTATATAATATATCTCCTTGGCAATATCTAACATCTCTTAAAAATCTATCTTTGGACGCCAAATTCTATTCCCCACTTAACATTTTATTTAAAATGCTAATTCAATATAAAGAAATATCTATTCATGTAACTCTCATGAGTCCACAAATTTCCTTTTAAAAAAATCGGTCAGACAGGAATTTAATTCCTCAATTGACTGATTGTTGTTTATAATATCAAACTTTGTAACATCACTAATAACTAACTCAGATTCTTTAATTTTATTATTTAACTTTGATCTATTAACAAGTATTATCTCAGCTTTTTTTTCTAACACCATCTCTAACTCAAGTTTAGTCCTTATATCAGTTATCACCCACTTAGCATCTTGATTTATTTTATTAAGAACAACTTTTATAAAATAATCTTGACCATTAGCATCTTTCATTAACTTACTATAAGCCCATAACCCTTCTCTAACATCACCACACTGGCCTTTTCTCTTTAACTTCTCATAGCTATTTATTGTCAACCCCGTTTTAATAAAATATTCTTTTTTTATCTGGTCAGCAAACGCTATCTTTTTGAAATCATAATGTTTTACCAAAAAATTAGCCACTTCGTCTTTTCCGGCCCGAGGTTCTCCAATTAATCCAATAATCATAATTTCTCCTAATATACAAATAAATTAGTAGGTTTACTGTAATATTATACTCTGTCCCTTATTCCTGCGCACAGTAATAATATTGCTAAATTTTTCTTTCATAATATCATTGTGCGTAATTATAAGAATTTTATAAGATCCACTAAGAAGGTGAATCATGCCCGCCAAAGACTCTACACCATGCTTGTCCAAAGACTGATCTACTTCATCGAGTAATAAAAAATTAATTCCGCTACCCATTCGTCTTGTGAGAATATGACTAATGGCCAGCCTTATAGCTATCGAAATTCTTATTTTTTCTCCACCGCTCAAATCTCTTAATTCAAATTCTGTGCCATCCATTGTAACAATTATTTCAAAAGTTTCTCCCCATGAACCATTATCATTCTTCTTTTGTGTAATAAAATCAATAGATGTTGGCCTATGACAAACTTTTTCTAACATTTGATTTGCAAATTGTCTCAATTCTTGAGTAATATTTTCAACAATAATTGCGGGAACTCCATCTTTTCCAAATGACTTAACAAGATATTTATATATTCTTGTCTCTTCCTTAAGATCTTCTTGCTGACTTAACAAAATAACTCTTTCAGACTTTAATCTATTATTTTCTTCTATTTTTGCTTTTATAGATCCAAGATCAATTCCACGTTCTAATAATTCTTCGTGTAATACAGAGATATTCGCCTCAATAGATTCCTCACATGCTCTCAAATTGTCAATTTTATCTTGACTATCTTTGAAAACCTTACAATCTTTGATTAATTCTCTTATTTTTAACAGAGATTTCTCTTGTACTTCCTTTTTAGAAATAAGATTTGAAAGATTAATCTGAAATTTTTCATTATCTTTATGAATGAACTCTTCCTCCATTACATATTTAGATAATACTAACTTGGCCTTATCAATATCAGATATTATTTTCTTTGTTTTTTTATTAAGTGCAATAACTGAACTAAGCTCTTTCTCCTTGTTCTCCTGATTTTTTGAAGACTTGTCTATCTGAGATTCTAAATATTCCTTTTTATTTTTGCGCCTAACAACTACCGAATCCAATTCTTCAAAATCTGACAAACATGTAGGACATTGCTTTCCCGGCTGTAAGAAATCTAATTGCTTCAGCTGCAATTTGTATTTTGTAAGATGTTCTTTCGCCTTATCTAATTCTTCAGTACAGTCTACAATTTGTTTTTGTAACTGATCATCTCCTAATAGCATATCAGAAACAAATTTGCCACTTTGTGCCTTGTCCATTTTTCTTGAAAGATCCGCCTTACTTTGACTAATTTTAGCTATCTTTGAATTATTCTTTTTTATAGCATCTTTGATAAAATTTATTTTTTTCGTCACTTGCTCTAGATCTTTTAATAACTGCTTTTTATCTACTACATGAATGTTGTATTGGTTGCTGCTATTGTCTACCCCAGAAGATAATAACTTTGATAATTGATTTCGGCAACCACTTAATTCTTCTTCTAATTGTTCTATACTATCTTTAGAAATTTCCATATTTTCTTCGGCATCAGATTGTTGTTCAATAAGTCCTAAAGCCTCTTCGTCTAGATCGGCAAATTCTGATACTCTCTTATCTAATAAAACTTTTCTTATTTTAAAATCTTTAAGAAATGCTTTCGCTGCAGATTGATATTTATCCCAAATGTTAATATGTAATGCCTCTTTTAAAATTTCCTTTCTTTCAGATGGGCTAGCATCAGCAAATTTGGTAATATCATCTTGTTTAAAATATGTTGAATTTAAAAATGTATCATATTGAGCACCAATAGTTTGGATTACTGTTTTTGTAACTAAACTGGGAGTGCCATCTTCGCAAATTCTTGTCCAACTCTTTCCTGTCTTCTTATAAAATAAGACCTCTGATGCATTATTTTTGCGACTCATTCTTCTTGTAACTTTGAACTTTTCTCCATCTTTCATAAAAATAAAGGTTCCAGATACAATTGTCTTACCTATTTTTATAACTTTTTCAATAGTTCTAGACTTAGATTTATTGAATAATACCCAAGTTAAACCCTCAAATATTGTACTTTTTCCAACACCATTAGATATGTCAACATTTCCATATTCCTCACCAATTATTAAAGCTACATTAAATGGATCAAAATTTATTGTTAAATTATTAAAACATCTGAAGTTTCGTAATTCTAATTTAATAGGATTCATTTTGATCCTCCAGATATTATTATTTGTTCGCCCTTCTCCAATAATTGAGTTTGGAAGTCCTTATCCTCAACTACTAAATCTAAATATTCCTTAAAAGCATCTAGGTCAGAACTTTTTTCGGTAATAGATGCTCTTCTCGGCTGTCTCATAGTTAAAGTTATTATATTAATTGCCGAACAATAAAAAATCTTTTTCGCTCTAAGATATTTACGTATCTTAGATAAATCTACTTCATTAAAATTTGAATTAGAAACAAATATTTTTATTCTCACGATACCATCTTCTATGCTATTTTCCTTATGATATCTTCTTAGTGCTAGTATAATATATTTCATTGTTGTTTCTGTAGGAATTTGAGTACAATCTATTTGTATTTCATGTAAGTTTCTAACTGGTATGATATTATACTCATCAGAGATTTTATTATTATCAAGACTGACGGTAACAATTTTTTTCTCAATATCTAAATCGCTGAAATTATTTCTCTCCATAGATCCTAAATTAACAACATAAGGATTTTTATTAAGAACACTAAAATTATGAATATGCCCAAAAAATGACATATCGATATTTTTAAAGAGCTTTCTGGGTAAAATAATCTCAGAACTAACATCATAACTTAGCAACAAATGACTCACATCAGATCCCTTAACTGTCATATGACCAGCTAAAATAGTTGGGTAACTATTATTACAATTTTCTTCCAATTCAAATTGTATTCTGTTTTTAATATATTCAACTGCTTCATCATTTGTTTTTAATCTTAACATATGCTTAGATCTATATGGAAGAAATATTATATTTAAATTGTTATCACAATTTGAAATAGTTATGCTAGAAATTGTCGAATATATTTTAATATTTTCTAGTTGAAGTTGTTTGAAAACATCTAGAGTAGTTGCCTTATTAGACCTAATTAAATCATGATTGCCGACAATAATATGCACCATGACACCTTGTTCGGATAATCTATGTAGTTTCTTTGCAAATAGGCTCAATTCAATGGGTGATGGCCTACTATGTTCAAAGTTATCTCCCAAAATAATTAAATGTGGAATGTTATTATTTAAAACATAATTAGTAACATAATCAAATGTGTTGCTATAATCTAATAATCTATTATTTATTTGAGTTTTGCCATCAATTCCCCCAAGAGAATAGCTTGCTCCAAAATGTGGATCTCCAAGTAAACAAACTAATTTCATTTATTACCTCGCTCTTCTAATTTTTCTATTACTTTATTTTTAATAGAAAGAGCTTTCTCCCAATTTTGAAACTCTAATTTATTAAATAAAGATTCGGCAACTTTTGATAACTTCTCAACCCAGTCATTATCGTTATGTTTCTTCCTATATTTTCGAATTAATATATATGTATCATGTACAATGTCATCAATTACTGGGTTTTTCTTCTTTCTTTCTTTTGTAAATTTTATAGTATCTTTGATAGACCCGCCCTCTATAAGACCATACTTCTGTCCCAAAATTCTAAGAATTTCTATAATCGGAGTTCCTTCCATCTTGCTTATAAAATCAAGTGCATTGCCATGAGAAGAGCAACCAAAACAATAAAAAGTATTTTTATCTGAAATACAAAAGGAAGGAGTTCTATCTTCACCATTTTCACCATTACCATAATGACCTGGTAGCGGGCAGCTAGATTTATATCTAAAAGAATTATATGACTCATCTGATACTTCTATGCCATAATCAAGCAATAACTCAACAAAATTGAGCCTTTCTAAAATATGATCTTTTAGCTTCCACAACTCTTCTGGAGTTATTACATCAAACATTTTACCACCACCTAAGAATGCTTTTATTATTTTCTTTAATTATATTATCTAATTCATTAATAGGAATAAATATTCCCTGAAATCTTACAAAGGGTAATTCTGGCGCACTTATCATGCCATCTCCCTTTCCTAATAATTTTTCTGCTCCATTTGTGTCAAAAACAACTCTGCTATCAACCATTGAGCTTACTTTAAAACTAATTCTACTAGGAAAATTTGCCTTAATAACTCCTGTTATAACATTAGTAGAGGGTCTTTGTGTTGCCATAATTAAATGAATTCCACAAGCTCTAGACTTCTGAGAAAGTTTGGAGATCAATGGTTCAATTTTTTTCTTAGCTTCCACCATTAAGTCGGCCATCTCATCAACGACAAGAACAATATAAGGAATTTTTTTCCTCTTCTTCTCATTATATTCTATTAAATTTCTACACTTCTTTTTTTCTAGTATTTTAAAACGTCGCTCCATCTCAACGACCAATGAGCTAAATAATTCAATTGATTCATCGACAGAAGAAGCCATGTTGAATATCTTCTTCACTCTCTTATATCGGAAAAACTCTACTCTTTTTGGATCAACCAACGCTAGTTTCACATTTGCGTCTTTGTTGATCAATATATTAATAATAAAATTATGTAATGCCATAGATTTACCAGAACCAGTTGCCCCGGCAATTAACAAATGGGGCATTTCTGTAAGATCCACAACTAGTGGTTTACCTCTGGCATCCTTTCCTAATATAATCGGAATTTCTTTATCCATAAACAATGTAGATTTTATTCCAAAACTAGATAGAGTTACAACTTCTTGTTTGCCTACTAATATTTCAAACCTCACAATTCCTTCACTTGGAATCGGAGATATTGTACATTTCTGAGACTGAGCTTTTAAAAACAGAGTTAGCTCAGTTGATATTTTTTTAAGCTGACTAACCATTCCCCCAGATAATAGTTCAAAATCAATTATTAACAATCCGCCTTGTTTATTTATATCTTTAACTTGTGCTTTTACTCCTAAGTTCTGTATTAGTCTGTTGATTTCTTCTTTCTTTATCATATTCCTCATTTATCTTGGATATAAGACAATCAGTAAAATGTTTTACATTGCTTAATATAGTAGAACAAGCTTTACTCTCCGTATTAAATATAAGTTTGTGTTGCTCCTGAAATTTTAACATAGATTCTCTATATTTTTCATATTCTTGAAGAATTATATTTATTGAATCCACTTTTACTCTCCTAGCTCTTTTAATTCTTCTTCCAACTTAGCTTGCATAGAATCCAACTTTAACTTCTTAGCCTCTAGATCTTTTTTTCTCTGCTTATCTTCAGTACTTTCTCCAAAAACTGACTTCTCTAATAGATAAATTTTATAAGCAGTGTCATTTCCAGCATCTTTTAGAGATAGTAAATGTCTTAGACAAAGTACTAAAAGACTAATAGTTCCTTCATCTGGACTAATACTATTAATATTGGAAAATAACTCTGTTAATCCTGACATTATTGCTTTCTCTTCATGCTTATGAGCTTCTGTTTTATTATCAACTAAAACTTTTTGTTTAAATAGGCGATTAAACTCATACATCTTGGCTCGCATTTCATTTCTTAGGGTTATAAGTTTTTGTTCTATTTTAACACTTTCCTCTGAAGGTACTTCAATTTCTTGGGGGGGGGTTACATCTGGAACAACTTGCGGTTTGTTTGCCAATTTTGAATTGGGATCAAATTGTGAACTCATTTCTTTTCTCCTTTAAGCATTTTATATATTGGATCTACAAATTCATCAAATTTTCTACATTTGTCACATACTCCGGTAAATTTAAATCCATACTCATCTGTTTTTGAAAACTTTCTAAAAACACATGCTATGTTTGTAGTAAATGATTTTTGCTTGTGACAAAAGAAAAAATCTAAGTCTAACATCTTTTGAATTTCATCTACATGACTAGAAGTAAGCTTCTTGACAATAAAATCTTTCTTGGATGACAAAATGGTTTTCTTTTTCATTTCCTTCTTCTTGGCATCTCTAACTTTGCGCCTTTCTTCCTTCTGCTTTTCCATTTCTTTTTTCTTTTGTGCTTTAACATTTTTCCTGCGAGTTGATAATTTTTTCCATCGCGGATCTTCTTTAACCAATGTATAAATTTGTTGATAAGCAGATAACGGAATTCTTCTAGGTAATTTGATTTTTATAAGCTCAATGGTGCCAGATTTAGTAATACCATCTTTCCAACAATTATATAAAATATCAAGTTCTTTTTTAGAATATTTACCACGCTTCATTCTTACTTTACGTGGAGCACCTCTTTTAATAACTTTCTTTATTTTTTTTCCGAATAAAATACTCATTCTCTGCATCGCAGCATTTATAGTTCTATTTGGCAAATTCTTCTCTGCCAACTCCTCTCTACTAGACCTAGTTTCACCATCTGTCCAACAATCTTTAAGAATTTGATCTTCTTCCTTTGTCCAACTTGGTCCTCTTCCCATAATTATCTCCTAAACATCAAGATTACTAACGACATCAGAATGTCCTATTATAAAATTTCGTCTGGCATCAGTGTCAGAAGACATAAGAATACTAAATATCTTATCTGTCTCTGCTATATTTTCTATCTTTACTTGGGCTAAATTTCTGGTTGTAGGATCCATTGAAGTTTCCCACAATTGATCTGGATTCATTTCTCCGAGTCCCTTAAATCGTTGAATCTTATATTTGCCAAGATTATTTTTAACAAAATCATCTTTCTCTCTATCATCTTTTAAATAAAGTGTTTTTCCTCTATAGACAATTTTATAAAGTGGTGGTTGTGCAATATAAATATTACCACTAAACATTAATTGAGGCATTTGTCTATAGAAGAATGTAAGTAAAAGTGTTCTAATATGAGATCCATCAACATCTGAGTCAGTAAATATAATTATTTTACCATATCTCAAACTCTTAGGTTTTAAAGATGGCCCAATTCCTACACCAAGAGCTGTTACCAATGTAACTAATTCCTTATTTTCCAGCATTTTCTTAAAATCATTTTTTTCAACATTAAGAACCTTGCCTCTTAATGGCAAAATTGCTTGAGTTCTTCTATCCCTTCCCTGCTTCGCAGAACCACCAGCAGAGTCACCCTCAACTATAAAAATCTCATTTTTTCTCGGATCTCTTTCCTGACAATCTGCTAGCTTGCCGACTAAAGCGCCTGTCCCAAAGTCACCTTTTTTACGAGCTAATTCTTTTGCTTTTCTGGCAGCATCTCTTGCCTTTGCGGCAGAAGTAGCCTTTTTTATAATCTTCTTAATTTCATCGGCATTTTTTTCACAATAATCTTTAAACTTTGTCGTTACAACTGATTCAATAATACTTCTAACATCTTCTGAAACTAATTTCTCTTTTGTTTGTGATGAAAAACTTGGACGAGGGTGCCTAACATTGATAACATAAATCAATCCTTCTCTTATATCATCACTAGTAAGTTTAATTTTTGATTTGATTTTAAAAGTTTTCAAAAACCAAGTAAAAGTTCTTGTTAGGCCGGATCTAAATCCTGCTAAATGTGTCCCCCCATCGGGATTTGGAATATTATTTGTATAACATCTGAAATCTTCCGTAAAATCATCAGACCACTGCAATCCTATATCAATTTCTATTCCATCTTTTTTACCCTTAACGACTATTGACTTACTTAATAAATTAGTTTTTAATAAATCTACAGCTATATGTTCTACATAATCTCCAATATTATTTTTCTTTCCATTATATAATGCTTTTTTGCCCGTTTCATCATTAACAATTATAATATCAAGATTATTACATAAATAAGATATTTCTTTTGCCTTATTATGTATTTTATCAACTAAAATTTCAAAACCCTTGAAAAAAGATTTGTCAGGCATAAAATGAATCAGCGTACCGGTTTGATTCTTCTTTAACTTCTTTTTTGATATTTTTTTAGACACATATCCATTCTTAAAATTTAAAGAATGCTCATATCCGTCACGATAAATAACAACTTTTAACCAAGATGATAGAGCATTTACTAAGCATAATCCAATTCCATGTAATCCTCCAGAATATTGATAATTGTCGCTGTTGAATTTTCCGCCAGAATGATGCTCAGTAAAGACAGCTTCTAGAGATGACTTACCCTCTTCCTTCATATGTTTAACGGGAATCCCACGACCATTGTCTTGAACTAATACGGAACCATCTTTAAGGAAATGTATAATTATTTTATTACAATGACCAGCCATATTTTCATCAATAGAATTATCAAGACATTCTAAAATCATATGATTTAACGCATGTTCTTTTGAGCCAGCGTACATTCCTAAATTATTACGAATGCTTTCCGGCCCTTTTAAAATTTCTATATTATTGTAAGATTTTTCTTTCTTTTTCTTAACCATATTACTCCAAATCTTTATTTAATACATGATCCATAAAATCTCCTGGCAGAAAAATTCTATGCTTTCTTAAATAATGAGAGCATTTGGAAGGCCAAACATATGTTCCATCTGAGCAATCAGAAGCCCCTAAGTCTTCTCCACATAATCTACAAGATGAATATCTCATATAATGGTTAATTATTTTACCATTATCAAGATAACTAGCAACTTTTTCTAATTCTTCATTATTGCCCATAAACATATCTTGCCTCGGCCAAGGCAATTTACTTTCATCATTAATTTTACTTGCCCAAAAACATATTAATTTTTTGCCGGGATTTTCTTTTTCTAATCTAATTCTTTCTGGCCGCTTATCTTTGGCATTATCAATAAATCTTCTTAATTCTCTATTACTATGTTTTTGAAATTCTCTAGCTTCTTCTAATTGAAATTCTCTTAAAATATCAGACCCTACTCTTTTAACTGGCTTCATCATTTCTCCATATATAAACTATTAATTCCATCGTATACTTTTTTAGGAATCCAAATTGTTCCATACTCCCACTCATAAAAACCGCTACATGGAGCATACTTTATAACATTCTTAATAAAAAGATTAATTCTTGGATAAAAATATGAAATAGAATTCTCTTTACTTTTACCAGCCTTCCTACCATTTTTAACTATGCTCGCCACCAACTCTATTTGATCGCTATCCATACTATCAATTAAACAATCACCATTCATAATAATATATTTTTTATTAAACCTGGCTAATAACATATATAATATATCAATAGGTAAAGAGTCATTGAAGGCAAAAGAACCTTTTTTAACTGTTTTTATTTCAAGTGCCTCTTCATTAATCAGAACATCTGGCTTTTTTTGTGATCCGTTAGGATCTGTAACTACATTATCTAATGTTCCAATAGTCTCTTTTAGAATTTCTTCTGCGTAATTAGTATTGCCGCCCTTTCCACCCTTATAATCGCTGGGAGGTTCTTGGCTTAATTTTTCTAATAAATCCTTATCAATAAGATTCATTATCTCATGGATTTCTCTTGAAAAAGGACATTCATCTGTATACTTACTATATATACATATGTTTGATTCTCGTATTTCTTCTCTTAAGTCAAACAAGTGATAATACCTCCGAGATATGTTTGGCAAATTCAAATCCTAAGTTAACAGGAACTGCATTACCTACTAAAATATGTTGATCAGAAACAGTCCCACAAAAGCCATAACTAGGAGGAAAAGTTTGTATGCTGGCTTTTTCCCTCACAGTCATTTCCCTATCTTCATTTGGATGTATTAATGGGTTTCTTGTAATAGTATGAGAAACATCTTCTCTTATTCTACGAAAATATGTTCCCATTCTTGGCATAATTTTATAACACTTATAATTTCCACTGCCAATACACAATTGAACTTCAAGTGTCTCTGGCAATTTTCCTTCATAATATTGCCCATTTATCTTAATACAATGATTCTTTTGAACAGTTGCTTCTCTTATAAAAACAGAGTCCACTTCCTTAAGCTTCTTATATTCAATTGGTAAGTTATTATAATATCCACCTTTGGGAATAAGTTTTGCTTTTTCAATCCAAGTATTAGTATGATTTTTCATTCTTTGATTTGGATCTGTTGACTTTATCTTATTTAATTCCTCAATAACAGAAGTTTGTAACTCCACCGACGCTGGAATTGTAGGTTTAATATTTAAATCATTTCTAAACCCTAAGAAAAATATTCTTTTTCTTTTCTGTGGAACATTATAATTTTGAGAATTTACAACAAAATATATTGCAGTATATCCTGCTTTTTCTAATTCATCAATAATAATATCTTTTATTAATGAGTCCTTATCTTCGCTTTTGCCGCCCAATTTTCTTGTAGCCAGGTCGGCCACATTTTCAATCAAAATAGCTTTTGGGTTAATTATTTTGGTTACGCGCAAAAATTCCATAAATAAGCTTCTTCGCGGATCGTCTAAATTGACTTCCGTTTCCTTGCCATCTTCAAATAGCTGATTCTGATTTAATCTAGAAAAACTTTGGCATGGCGGTCCCCCAATTATAATATCTATATTTCTATAATTGGAGAAAAAACTATCAGGAATATTCTTAATGTCTTCATGGATTGTAGGTATTGTTGGATGATTCGTAATCAATGTATCAGTGGCAGGTTTCCATGAGTCTGTAAATAATAATGGCATCCATCCATTCTTTATAAAACCAAGATCAAGACCTCCGCTTCCACTGAATAATGAAATAAATTTTTTCATCTGTCTCCTTATTCATTTTCATAGCTTACTTGTCATTATCTTTAACTTCCTGCCTAAACTCTTCCGCAGCATGTTTAATTAGGTCTTGTCTTGGATCTGACGTCATAGTGTGTCGAATCATGGCTTTAGCCATTTCGCTCTTCTTCTTTATTTCTTCAAGCTTTTTTGTTAGCTTTTTATTTAATTTAGACAATATCTCTTTATAGTCTGTTTTTGTCATTTTCCTCCTTCCTCTAGCATATCCTTAATCTTTTTTACAGTATTTATATTATACAAATCTTTTGATCCGAAACGATATATTTTAAATCCATTTTTAATAGCAATTTGATTTTTATCACTATCTCTTTTTTTTATAATATCAATTTTTGTATATGGATTTATATTACTATGCCAGAAGTTACCATCATATTCTATAAGTAATTTATCAGAAATCATAAAATCATAAATCCTTCCTTCTAGCGGATAAGAACCAAAAACATTCTTATCTCCAAAATAAAATTTCAGAATAAACAAAAAATTCAATTCTTCTTGGGAGGAACAAGAATTTTTAAATAAATTAAGTACTTTTTTCCCAAATAGACTAACCAGATTATTTTTAAATATATAAACAGATAAGTTAATATCAAATTCATTCATACACTTTCTAAAAGTAATTGGATATCCAACACTTTTTTTATTATATACATAATCTAAAATTTCCAAATACAATTTTCTATCTATTTTTTTAATTCTGTTTGTTTTTCTTTTTTTTATGCTGATATTATATTTATGTTTTTTAGAAACCCTGTTGAGCATTTTCTTATTTGTAATATTAAGTAAAACCCAATATTTTTTTATCGTCCTACCGTCAACACCAGCCAACTGCGATATTTCATTAATTGACTTATTAGTATTTTTATATAACTCCCATAAGTTTTTAAGCTCATCTTGATCTAAGCCCAACTTCTTATATTCCTTAGAACTATTTCTTAGTTTTGTATTCCTTATTTTCAATTTTATATCTTCTGGAACTTTTATTTTATTCTTATGATCTTCAAAATATTTAAGAAATAATCCTTTAAAAAATTTGGTCTCTTTTTTACAACCACAAGCACACTTGGGTCTGTCACCATCATAAAAAAATTTAATAATATATTTTTCATATTCCATGTGCTTTTTTTTTACGTGGAGACGCAGGGCATGTTTCTCTTTGCCTAGTAATTTATGCTCAAAAACCTTTTTACATATTAAACATTCTATTTTAAAAATCTTATCTCCTCTTTTTGTAATAATAGATTATTGATAGAAGTGTTTAACATATATTCCCATTGCCCACTAAAACAATTTTTTATCTAAATTATAAACAACAAAATTGTTTTTCGCATTTTCACGAAACTCTTTTAAATTTTTTGCTCCCATGTAGGATAATGTGCTTTTAAGTCCATTTTCTATATCATAAATTATTTGTGCAACACCACCGGACTTATATTTGACCAAAGTTTCACCACCTTCTACAAATTTAGGTGTACGACCAGTTTTTGCTTGCGCTCCATAAGAGGCAGAGCCACGATATATTTTAAATTTTTGGTCATTATATTTTATCACCTCCCCTCCACTTTCTTTAGTTCCAGCAAACATAGAACCAATCATAACTAAATCAGCACCCAATCCCAATGCCTTCCCAATATCGCCAGGATTAGACATGCCGCCATCTGCCAAAATCAAAGATTTACTATGTATTTTCTCTCTTTCCTGTACTGCCTCTATAACACTTGAAGCAACTCCTTGGCCAATAGAAGTTTTTTGGCTGGTGCTACATACTGAACCATTGCCAACTCCAGCCCTTGCACAATCTATGCCAAGATCAGACAAGTACTTGAATCCTTCCCTAGATGCAAAATTACCTCCCATAATAAAAGAATCTGGGCACAAATTTCTAATGAAAGCAATAGTGGGCTCTATAATACTATTAAAACCATTCGCAATATCAATATTAAAAAACTTGCAACCTCTTCGTATTAATTGTTCAATTATATCAAATTCTTTTTCACCAACGCCAATAGAAACAAGTGGTGGCAACGTAAAAGAAGAAAGGGCAATATTTAGTCTATTTTCCTTACTTTGAAATCTATGTATAGCATTCCATATGCCAAAACTATCAAGCTTTGTCGCCATTTCTATAGTTGCAATTGTTTCCATTGGGGATGGAATTATAGGAAGTGACACTGATAACTTGGTAGTCTTATTAATATTGGAAATTTCCTGTGATAAGTCAACATCGTCACGACTATGTATTGTTGATAATTTTCTTGGCACAAGAGATATATCTTTATAAGTATATGTTGGATTCATTAGGTTTTTTTATCCTCCGATTTTTCTCATTTCATAACAAATATATCGTCAAAAATTTTTCTGACAATAGTTTTTTGTTGATTTATTCTTCTACTAATATGCTAATATATAATAAAAAGGGGCGTCATATGGTTAAAACACTTACTGGCTTAGAACTTCTATCCTTATATAGAAGAAAAAAGATAATACATCGCTTAGTAAGATGGAATCCAGAATATGTCCAATATAGACAGACAAATTGGCTAAAAGGCTCTGTGCCCCCACAAGAACCTTTTGAATTAACAAGAGTGGCCACATTAACTTATCAAAGTGGCAAAATTGTTTATATATTAAGAATGTTATGTTCAGATAATAATTGTGGATGTAGGAGTGGTAATGTAAAACATCCGTGGGTGGTTAATGAAGATGGTATTCCAGTTCCCAATCCATCAAAAAATCCCCACCCAGCCTTTGCCAAACATGGAGCTTTTATTATTAATCCTTAATAATATATTCTTCAGAAAACCAATTATAAAGATCCGCCAATTGACAAGTCTCAGAACAAAAAGGAAAGTTCTTTATTCTTACATTTTTTTCTTTACATAGTACACATTTTATTTTATTTTCAATGTCTTCTTCTAAATTTTTATTTCCCGCATCAGTTGCGTCTATAATAGGAGCAGCATATATTGGCATAGCCCCATCATCTTCTAAATCATATATAAATTCTAACTCTCTTCGCATTTCTTTTTCATTCATTAGTCCCATCCTAAGCTTTTCAATTTCATTTGTTTCTTAGTTTTCCAATACTTATATAGAGCCCAGTCGTCTTCTAAGTCAATTCTATCTCCATATTCTGACGCCAACCAATTGTCCACAGATCCTAACCCACAAGCCCCTTTCATATATTCCTTATGTAATGAAATACAGAATTTAGAATAAACAAATTCTTGTCTATGTAAATCAGAAAATCCATTTTTAATAATTCCTTTCATGTGAGGAATTGTAAAATATCCAGCATTGTTTTTAATATCATAATAAGAATATTGCTTAATATTTTCTTCTAAATCTGCTAACAAATTATCTCTTGTTACTTTGGCAATAATACTAGCAGCGCCAATCTCCCATTTTTTACTATCTCCGCGAATTATTGCCTCTTGATTGTAATCTATATTGGGGATTTCTCTATTGCCATCAACCCAAATTTTATCAGGTATAAATCCTTTAGATACAATAAAAGAAATGGCCCTTCGCATTGCTAAAAATTTAGCCCAGAATATATTTAATTTTTTTATTTCCTGAACACTTGCTGACCCAACCCCGTAAGCTAGAACTCCATTTTTTATTCCAACAACAAGACTTTCTCTTTTTGATTTGGTTAATTGTTTTGAATCATTGACGTCAGCAACCTTCTTTTGTCCCTTTTCAACAATAACAGCACAAGCTGATACTGGTCCCATAATACTACTACAACCTACCTCATCAACTCCAATTTCTAACACTTCTCCTCCTTTAAAACTACTAATATTGTTATATATGTACATGAAAAAATTAACGAATCGGCAATTTATTGAAAAAGCGAATTATATTCATAATAATAAGTATGACTATTCTAAAGTCAAGTACAAAAATTATAAAACTAATATTATTATAATCTGCCCAAGTCACGGAAAGTTTTCCCAAATTCCTGGTGACCACTTATCTATAGCCATTCGTCTCAGATAATCGATTGTCCAACTCTTCTTCCGAAATAAGTTTTTTAACTGCCTCGGTTATACTCATCTTGCCAGTAATATCTACACCAATCAAAACAAAACTTGACGATGATGAATTACTTACAAATCCTTGTCTTATTTTCATTTCTTTCTCCTAATAGATCTCTTGCTCTGATAACAATATCATCTGTTTGAAATTCCATACAACAATCGCACATACCACCCAATTTACTTATATCTCCAATAACATATCTTTTTAATCCCACAGATGTTTTAACTTCAATTTCAACACCAGGATAATACATTGAGTGTTTGATAAAGCACTTATCTAAATATAAAGAATCATAACTAATCCATGGCAAGTTAATTTCGATCCAACCATCTTTTTCATTATGATTTAAAATTGCTTTCTGTGTTTTGCCTAATATACAAGAAGGCGCAACTCTACCGCATTCTCCAATTCCATCTTTTGGAGTACATAAATTAAAACACCAATTTGAACGATTTTTTGTTTTCGGACAACCCCATTCTTTTCTTACTTTCATCTTTCACCTTATGCAAATAGCCGTAATCTTACCTTCTAGTTCTTCCCAATCCATTTCTTCACCATGATACACGGGTTTAGAGCTAGAAGGTATTATATTATGAGCAGGCTCTGGACTTTGGCCATGATCTGCCTCAATATAAATTTCTGCATCTTCAGGATATTCTTTTAAATGTGCTATTAATTGTCTTACTTTCATTTTCTTCCTTTATTGCGGCCCAGGTACTTCATTAAGCATCATCGGTCCTCGGCCACCTGTTGGATAATGATTATCTTTGCGAGGATTGTCCGAATATGTATTCACAAATTGTAATTCACCTTTTTCTAATTTAGATATGAAATCACTAAATTCTGGATCTTTTATATCAGACATACTTGAGTCGTCTGCCTCTTGTGTTTTACCAAATTCTTCCAATATAGCTTGTCTAGCATCTTCTTTGTCTAAGATAACTCCCTCTTCTGCTTTCTTATCAGACAAATCATCAAGGAATTTCATTACCTTTCCAATTATGGGCCCAGGTTTTATATTAAGAAGTTGTTTAATTTCATTTCCATCTAAAATCGATTTATCTTCAATTGGAACTTCCATCGCATCTTCTAGCTTTTTACGAAATTCTGGTATGTAATCTTTAGGAGGCAAAGTCCCCAATGAATCTGCTCTTGCTAGATCTATTAATGAATCCATCATTGTGTCTCCAACTCTGCGAATAAATTTTCTATATGATTTAATGTTTGCTTCATCATTGCCAAAAAGATTTGGGATATTCATATGTTCCTCCACTAATCTTCTTACTAATTTAATGTCATCTTTTTCAAACTTTAATCTTCGCAAAACTGCCTCAGCAATTTCTCCACCGACCTTATCATGGCCATAAAAAGTTATTTTATCTTTAACAAATTCTTGAGTGGTTGGTTTCCCAACATCATGTAATAAGGCAGAAAATTGACCAATAATTGTAGGAGGAGCATGACTTAATACCTGAAGTGTATGTTTATAAACGTCACCTTCTTCATGAGTACGTTTATCATGATTAATACCAATCATCGCATATATCTCTGGCAAAATATATTCTAATAATCCAATTGCTCTCATTAATCTTACTGCCCGTTTGAGCTTCCCAACTTTCGCAACTTTTTCAAGTTCACCAGTGATTCTCTCCCAAGAAATAATTTCCATTCTAGGAGCCATTTCTTTGGCAACTCTTAATACGGAAAGTGGGATTTCCCAATCATATTTACATTGAAATCTAATTAGGCGCATTATTCTAAGAGGATCTTCTTCAAAAGATCGCCTTAGCATATCTATACTCTTATGTCTTAAAATACCTTTTTCAATATCTTGTTTTGAGGTGCCCGTTAAATCTTTTAGTTCGCCACTTGTCAAATCTCTTAGAAGCATATTGACAGTAAAATCTCTGCGTTCATTATCTGCTTCTAATGTATCATATTTAGTTTCTCTCTGTCTAGACTCAGAGTCTGGAAAATATTCACTTTGAGTATCTGCAATGTCGAGATCTCCTCCAGAAGTTTTATATTTAACTCCATCATATTCAACATCTTCCTTAAAGGAAATGCCCCAAATAGGATACGTCTTTTTCTCTTTTTTATCATCGGGACTGCCACCTTGTTGCCACGGTGCTGTAGTTTGTTCTGGAAATTCATTATGTAAAAACTCAGCAAGTCTTTTTGCCCCGCCATCCTCTTCAATAACTATATCAAGATCTTTACTTGGGGTTCCCAATAACTTATCTCGCTCATAGCCACCAACAGAAAATACTTTACCAGCAAAATCTGTTTTGGGTAACAAGACCAAAAACAATTTTTGAATTTCCTCTTCAGCAAAGCTACCTTCTTTTTTCATTTTAGTCATTTTATATCTCATTAAGTGAGCCAATGTAATCATATTTTTATCTACAAAATCAGCTTGTATTATATTGCCAGCCTTATCAAGTGCATTTCCAATTTTTCTAATTCTATTTAACATAATAACTCCAGAATTTTATAGAAATATGAAATTATTAATAGTTTGTCTAAAAATCGCGATAGTCAATTTCGAACGGACTCCCAATTGTCAGAAATCCTCAAAATCTGAGGTTTCATCCGTTTTAAATTTACACTCATAGCTCCTATTTTGTAATAAGTTTCATTAAACACTCGACTCCTTTAATAGTATCTAGTCCCATTCACTTTCTATAACTTCAATAATTTTTAAACGCTTTGCCTCTTGAAATAACTCGCTTGTGGTATTATCGTGATATCCTATTGCTATTCCCACAATATTACCTTCTATAGAATTAATTTCATCATATCTTTCTTTTTCTATTTTTAGATTATTACATGACCATTCTAAATAATCTTTTGCTATAGTCGTAATTTTTCTTACTTTGTCACTGGGATGAACATCATTTGGATTACATTCACTATATTTGGCGATATCTTTTTCTGCCATTTCTATATTATGTTTAATTTCTGATAAAATTTGTTCCTTATTTTCATATTCCATGCGAGTGTCGCCATAATCATCACCCGCTCTAACTATTTCAACAATGTCTGGGTCACTTCTCCCACAATGCTTACAAGTTGTATTCTTATTTATTTTAATAATATAACTTGATGAACTTGAATTAGAAACAAAACTATTTCTTATCTTCATTACATACTCCTATCGTCATAATATATACCATCTTTCTTTTGTATTTTACTTATTAAAGCAAATATAGCACTATAAATATCCTCTTCCAGCATCCCAATATCTATATTTTTATTTTGTTCCATATCATATAAATCAATATCATGGTTGGCGCAATAATCTTGAAAAATGTCATTTTCTTGAAATTCTTCTGAACTTATATATTCTGAGGCAACAAGGGCATCGACTCCTAAAATGGTTTTATGCTCAAAACAAATATCAAAGATTTCTCTTTCCATGTCTGTAAGATTACTTAAATCAACGTCTCTAGGACAAATACAGACAAATGATGAAGAACTACTATTACTTACAAAACTATTTCTTATTTTCATTTTTCTCCTTATGTTTTTGTAACGCATAAATAATTATTGGCCAAATCATAACATATGAGAAAAAATCTCCCCACGTTATTATTTCAATAAATGATCTTTTATGGGCATAACTTTTATCCATGTAGTATAAAACTAGAAAGCCTCCAAATATTATATAGCAGCAAAGCACAAATAAAAAACTAAATAAAATAATCATATTAACTCTTTTCCACTTTTATAACTATGCCAAATATGTTTTTCTTTAAGGCCCATCCATTTACATGTCCATGATTATTGCTAATCTGATAAGAATCTTTTCTTACACCAGTAATAAGGTGTAAGTATAATCTGCCATTAACTTTTGCCAAAACAATATCCTTTTTCTTTAAAGTTTTGTTTTCAATAGGCTCAATTGTTACAAAACTTCCATTATCCACTTTTCCAGACATTGAGTTACCAGAAGTTTTAATCTTAATTGTCTCCCCCTCCATCAATCTTTGTTGGGCATTTAATAAATTCACTTTATCCTCCTTGAAATAAAAATGCCTAACCGGATTCGAACCGGCGACCCCCAGCTTGCTTAAGGCTAGTGCTCTACCACTGAGCTATAGGCACAAAAAGGAGAGAAATTTTCTCTCCCTCTCATTACAATTATGCTACTTCAGGCATTTCTTCTATTGTATATTTTTTTATTGTATCCTTAACATACTTGGTTTGATCTTCCATTGTCCAGTAAAACATATGTCTCCCCTCATCAGCAATACATTCTTTATTATTATAACCAAAATAACTCCAACAATCCGTTCCTAAAATTTCATATAAAGTGCCACCATTTAACTTTGTCATATGAAGCTTTCCTCTTAGATGGGCCATAACACTACAATATAATGTGTGATCTTTGCCCATCAAATCCTCTCTAAGTTTCTTTACATCTATCATTTTTTCCTCCTAGTTAAAAGCTTGAGCCTTTTGGTTACTGGCTTCAATGTATTCCTATCACTAGTAGGATATAGTCCAATTGCCATAAGCTCCCCATTCCAGGGGCTATCTGGTTCTCGGACACTATGATATTTAATTTTGCTCCCGGAAAGTTGTTTTTCTATCCTTATGAGATGATTCTCATTTTTCGCAGATAGAACGATAGCATGAGTTCCAGACACAGTTGGGCCTGTTTCTCCTGCTGCATGTACTAATTGTGCTGCTAATGTTCCCAAGGGAAGATCTTCCCTTATTATACAATAATGATACTGCGTAGGTTGGACCGGTGAAACCGGCGAATTCTTACTGTCAAGCTAACGTTTTCATATTAATATACTCCATTATTAATAGATTTTATTTGTAATTATTTTAATTTTTTGGTCTTCAAGTGCTAATATTCTATGATAGCCATCCATTAATCGATAATAATTACCCTGCTTTAAAGCCAGCCCTTTTATTTCTGGCATATTGTCGTTATTATAATAATTATCCGTTAATATTTTTTTGGCCCATCTTTCGTTTCCCAATTTCAAATATGATTTGCTTATCTCTGAAACAACCCACTTTTGATTTTCTAGTTCTGGCAAAAGAAAACCATATTCCAATTTTAGCGTTTCTTCTATTTGTTTATCAAATGGCATTTTTAGCAATTTAAAAAGTTCTTTGTTTAGTTCTTTTTGGCCACCATGAAAATGAACGCCATCTATTTCTTCTCCATAATATCCATTAGAAATTCCAATATCCCAATTCTCTGGATTATATACTTTCTTTGCTCTTAAAAATCTATCTATACAATATTTTGTTTTTTTAGACATTGGAGATAAATTTCTATGATTTCTTGATAGATGTCTTGCTAAATTATCTACAATAGATGAAATACTAACACTACCAATTTTTACATCAGTAATTCTTGAACATCTGTGAAGATCACTACAATCACAATTGGCTGGGGAATCATATTCACAAGAATATTCTACGGCACTAGAATAATGAAAATCTTTGTTAAAAAATTCAAAAGGTCTTTTGGGACATGAATTTTTATTGTGACCTTCTTTTCTACAGATAGAACATGCCACTATTCTTGTTCACTGACTGTTTCAGCTAGAAGCTTATCTAATTCATCATCAGATTTTTCTAAAACTAATTTGTCTAACATTGAAATTTTTAAAAGACGCTCTGTTGCTATAGTTGTTAAAGCATATTTATCCAATGTTAATAAATGCTCATTATCTTTTCTCAGTTCATTTAATAATGACTGAACTCTCACTCTGCTTGTAAATGTTTCATCATTCATATTATTTCTCCTATTTTAATCTTCTTCTACTATAATTGTCTCAGTGCCTTTACTAACAAGTAGTTCGTTTCCAGATGAACTTGAATCAAACACTCTGTCAAGCACCTTTTTGGTTACTCTAAGACGGCCATCATTATTTACTACCATTCTTCCTACAACTTCATCACTAGAGGTAACACTATCAACATGTTTTAATACTAAATTTTTATCATCACTTACTGCATAGATTCCTTCACCACTGTCCCAGTTCATATCGGCAACCCAAGAAGCTGGAACTTCAAGACGATGATCGTTTTTCTGCGACCTTTTAAGCTGATTTTGAACAACTGGTGTGGCTGTGACTGATGATGGCGTTGGAACTGCTTTAGATGTTACAACAACATTTCCAATATTAAGTTGACCAGCGTCAGGCGAACTATCATTCGTCTTGAAAGAAGCAGGAACAATTGGCTCTTGACATCTATTAGTATAAGCATTTGTGTCCACCGACCAATGATGATATAAATATGCCTGTCTTTTGTTGCCATCTGACAATATAACATCAATTAACTCTCTTTCATAACCATGCTGAAAAAGAGAACCAGTTGCATATAGACTTCTTACAATTGGGGCAATATCTCTATGCCTTACAGAATCACTAATATCACTTTTGACTGCATTGCTAATATCTAATGCGGTAAATGGCCAACCTTTGGCAACGAAATCTTCAATTATTTCCTCTACTTTATTCTGTACGCTCATTTTCTTTCTCCTTTATAAAATTTCCGTCAATTTCCCATTCTTCTATAGATAACTCATCCATGTTCCATTCATTAGCATATATCTGTAATTCAGTCTCAGCTTTTTCTCTTGTAGAGCAAACAGCAATAGTTTGACCAAGCTCATATGAAACATCTTGATGAACTATATATACTTTTGTAGATTGCCTATAATCTTGCAATTTACATTCATTATTATATTCACATAACTTACAATTTATTTTTGGTTCCGAAATAGAAATTTGTGTAAATATAGCATTCATCATAAATTTCAACATACTTTTTTTTACATAATACCCCTTTAACATTTTAAACTCTGTAATATCGCCTTTTATGATAGGCTTTGATGAGAAAAGTTCAAGCTGTATATCATTATGATCTTCAATAAAGCGATCTTGCTCGTCATGAACAATAATATCTATAATAAAAACATTACTGCAATCTAATAATAATTCTTGAATACAAGAAAAAGAAACATTGTGTAATTCACATGTTTTTAAAATTTCACCGCCTGGTTTTTCCTTGCCAACTATTAAAGCATCTGCCGTCCCAATAATTCTTCCACTTTCGCATATGGTAATTTTTTTATTACTCACTTTACTTCCACTTCTCGTATGTTTAAGAATTGTTTTCCATATTTTGTGCAATAATTATTTCCAAAATCTTCTAATGCGCTTTCCGCCTTCTCTCTACTATCAAAAACACCTTTGGTGTATTCTGAATTTCCAAATTTTTCTACTACACAATAAACTTTTCTCAATGGTGTATGATGTTCTACATGATCACATAATTCGCATTTTTGTTTCGGAACAGAATACCCCATAGATACACCTTTTAATCCCTCTATAGATTTTACTGTTTCTTTATCCAATTTTTCTCCCATTAATCTATCAAAAACAATCTCACCATCATTCCAACTCATATCAAAACTTTTATTACTCATATGTGGCTTAATCCAAATATTTTTATGTGTTGCTATAAGTTTTGAATCTTTTATAATTAAAATATCAGCTAAGATTATATTTTGATTAATACATGTTAATGTTTCATAGAAATTATTATCTTTTATACATTGAATCCAAATATGAACATCAAGTAACTGGTATTCTATTTTTGGCTTAATGTATTCTTCATGACCACGATATGTCGTTTTTTCTATTTTTAATTCTTTTGCATTATCAATAGGAACATTATCATGAACAATTTTTATCTCCACATATCCCATTACTCTGATACTATCTCCGAAACTTTTTTCTTTCCGCTACCATGAGCTGGGAATCCAATAACATAATTTCTATCTTGTCTCCAACATAAAGCACCCTTCTTTCCACCACAATTAGCGCATTGAATATTATCTGACATAATTGCTGGGCAAACAATTACTTTTCTGCCTTTAGGTGTTTTTGTTTTGCCACTGCCTTCGGGAATTGTCACTGTTACTGGACCTATATTCATATCAATTAATTCATCAGCATGTGCCAAACTATTAGCACTAAGATTAATTGTTAAGCCACTATCATTACAATGCTTAACGATCTTTCGATTTTTGTCAAGACTAAGATCCTTATGAGTATAAGTAAAAACTTCAAAACCCTTTAATACATTGATCAACTTTTTTGTTTGTTTTATATTTATCTTATTTCCAACCCCAGGTAAATCTCCTGCTTGAAATAATCTCATTCGTGATTTCGGCAATTTTTTTATTTGTTCGATATGTTCGTCAAATGAAACACCCCTTTCTCCTGAAGAAACTTTATTCCAATGCCAAGATAAATGACCATGTTCAGCATAACAACCATTATTTTTAAATGGACACGTATTGGGACAGGTCTTTCGGTCTGATGTAGTGACGGGGATTTTTCCTGTTTTAACATTTGATGATTTTTTACTTAAATGAAAATTCATTTTTACTCCTTGCTTAAGTTCTCTAGAAGAGCTTCCATTGCTTTGATAATTTGTTTATTAATTAGACTTTCAATATTTGAAGGATAATAGCTATGTGGCAAATAACTAGTATTTTTTTTAAGTCTCGACTCAATTTCTTTTATTATATCTTCCTTTTTCATCTTTCTCCATAAAAAAAGGGCGCAAGGCTGCGCCCTTAAATATAATTTTTAAAATACTTACTTTAAAAAGTCTTGTAAATATTGTAGTGGTATAAAGTAATTGCCGCCCGGTAAATGACCATATCCAAAAATATGTGCTATTACATTAAATACTCCTATCAACTCACCTTTATCATTAAATACTCCACCGCCAGAACTACCAAAGAATCCGTGTGCTGTAGAGCCCATAATAGTTATTCTTTCTTTGTAACCCTTCCTAGCAAAAATCATGCGCCTACTAACAACACCATCAGTTACAGTATTTGGTTGGTCATGTGGACTACCTATAAGCCAGACATGATCCCCAATTCGTGGATGAGATGTGGATATTTTAGCAAACCATTTAATTTTACTATCTCTGATTGACATTTTTAATAACGCAAGATCACGCGCTGAATTCATCTTAACAATCTTTGCCTTTATAGGCTTAGTAAAATATCTTGTAATAATATGTGGCGCAATTTTTCTTTTTTTAAAGCCCTCAATAACATGGGCGGCTGTAATTACAAAAATCTTGTCATCCTTTTTAATGACAGTCCCACTACCAAAAATATTACCAGTAATATCTCCGATGGATACACTGGCATTATATTGATTTAAAATTTTAGGATTCACAAATTTAGAATTCATGCTAGAAAAATTACATGAGATAAACATAGATACGATGATAGCGAACAAACAAACTAGAAAAAATTTAGATTTCAAAATAACCTCCGATTAAACTTACCTCCTTTTTTAAAGAATGCGAGTAAATTAGTATGTTTTTTCTAATTTATTCATCTTATATTAAAAAAAGAGCGCATATTTGCGCTCTATTTAATATTTAAGCTTAAATAAATGTTATTTTAAGAATTTTACTAGGTATGGGAGAGATACAGAGTAGTGACCTCCAGGAAGAACTCCAAGTTTACTTGAGACTATCATGTGAAATATGCCGATTAAATCTCCATTGTCATTAAATAATCCGCCACCAGAACTCGCAAAGAATCCTGATGCTGTAGTTCCAAATAATATTATAGTTTTATTGCGCCCTTTTCTTTTATGAAGCATGAAATTACTAAGAATCCCTCTAGTTACTACGGCTGCACGACCACCAGGACTACTTATCATCCATACGGTATCTCCAATAAATGGAGATGATGTTGCTAAACGAACAAATACACCCGCTGCTTTAATATGTTTTGTACTACCTAGCAGAGCTAAATCATAATCTTTATTTTGTTTAATTAATTTTAGCGGAATCACTCCTATATAAAATGTAGTAACCATATGAATTTTCTTTTTCTTTTTTTGCATATATGATATGACATGCGAAGCAGTTAAAACTTGTACTTTACAATTTCTCTCAATGATAACCCCACTACCAAATATGTTTCCATTTCTGTCTGTAATGGAAACGCTTGATACAAATGGACGTTTAATTTTTGGATTAACTGGCTGAGAATTAGCAAAACTTGGAACAAGTAAAACTAATAAAAGTGATAATATGACTAGAATACGTTTCAATAAATGATCCTCCTACTAATTATTTTGCTGTTGCATATAAATGAATGATAATTAATTAGTAAAAAAAAGATTATTTGTTTAATATTTCTCTATAATAGCTCTATTTATAAGTTTTTTGTAAAAGTTTAATATCTCTTCTTGAGATATTTATTTCCATTTCCCAAGGTTTTGGCTTTCGAAACATAATAGTTTTCTCCCTGTCATGCTCCAAGCCAAGACCATGTAGAAGCTCATGAGTCATTATTCTTAACAACATTTTATGTTCAACATTTTTTTCTATTCTAATATGTAAGCCATAGATTTCACCATTTTTTTTATTATATAAAATAGTAGTATCTCCACCAGGCTTGCCTGTTTCCCGATATTCAAGCAATAATAAATCTTTTTTAGGTGGGGGCACTGGCAATTTCCATTTAATACACTCCATATATGTAGAAAATCTTAGTGTGGGATTTAATATTTCAAAAACAGCATGGTTATATGCCGCTAATAACTTTTCATCTATATTTCTATAAATACATATTATTGGCAATTTATCCTTGCGCCACTTTAATTCATGACCATCTTTTACGCGAAATCCCAAATCTCCCGGTCTTTTTATAATCCCATAAAATAAACTAATGATAACAACAAGAGCAATTAATCCTGCGACAACAAATGTTAATATATTTCGCCAATTATACATCATTGGACTCCATTGCCTCATCATATTTTTTAGATAAACGATTAAAATTAACAATTGTATATGAAGTTTTATAAGTTATATATGTTGCGATAAACCACAAAACAGTTAGTGGCCAAGCAATTATCCCCATTATAAATATAAAACGATCAAGAAACTTTTTGTAATAAGGTCTCTTGTTCCATTTTTTTATTTCTTCTATTCTTACTAAGAAATCTGGTATTGTCATGCCGCTATTTAAAATTGTATAATATATCACAATCGTTTCTATTGATAATAAACAAAATAATGTTACAATTCCTATTATAATATAATATGTTATCATTTTCCCAACTCTATTATATCTTTTAAAAATTGTAATGATGTTATAATATGCGTAATTTGTATATTTAATAAATTACGCAACTCTCTTTCGGCATCTGCTTCTCCATATCCTGATTGAAAACCTTCTTCAATCTTTTTGTCTTCAAAGGCAGACAAAGCATCGCTTAAGTCTTCAGAATGGACTCCATCAACATTTAATTTAACAAACCAATCAATTCCTGGACAAAAACTTAAAGATAGGTGTGGATAACCATCATAGCCTCCATTTGCCAAACAATCATTATATTCTTCAATAATTTTACTTACAGTTTCAGTTTTTATATTGTGGTCAAGTAACATTTTATTTCTCCGTTATTCATTTTTTTTCTTATTACAATATTTACACCAGCGATTTGTGTTCTTTGCCTGATCTGCTCTTAACTCAAATTCATGTCCGTTTTTACAACGCCATTTTAATTTTTCAAAACAACTATTATATTCTATGGATAATAATTCTCCACCTTTATTTTTTGCAACTTTTTTATAAGTATCAATTGTTAATCGTTTTTTATTTGCCTGTTTGATTTTGGCACATCTTGGACACCAAGTTCCTCTTTGTATCATATTATAAGTCGCCATCCATTCATTATAACAATCGCCACATTTCCATAACATCTTTGTAGAATTATTTTTGTATTTATCCGATAAACAATAACCATTTTTTTCTTTCGCCAAATTACAAGCATCTTCTAAAGTTTTGCGAAGGGGAGAATTATTTCGCTTGAGTTTCAACCTCAAGTATATATCTTAAATTAAATTGCTGATTATTACCAGATGGATAATAAGTTACAAATTCATCATTATATAGTGATCTGCCAGCTTTTGCCCATATACTAT